AAAGTGATGATTTAATACATACATATTTACAATTAAATAATATAACAAAAGAGAAACAAAATATGATAGATGAACATATAAAAGCAAAATTAGTACAACGAAAAAAATTAAGAAAAAATGAAAATGAATAAAGTAGGATAATAAAAAATGCAGAAAATCATTTCAAGATATAGATATAAACCTCATGAATATAATACAAGTGTAAGTAGCACATATAATAAAACCAGAATGCTTATTATTCATCGTAATAAATATGTTCCTAAAGAGAAACAAAAAACTCAACTTATGAAATCTCTAAAATGGATGAATTATAGTCAAGCCGATAATATTATTGAAAATGTTGAAAAAGATAATTCTATGATTCTTATATCTTCATATGAAGACGATATATATGATTACTATTATTTATTGAGAATTAGTGGGTTAAATGTCGATATAATGTAAAAAATTGAAAATTTATTGTTATAAATAAAAAAATGACTATTCTTGAAAGACTCCTTGCTATTATTGAGAAATATGAATATTATATTGACCTTGAAAAAGCTTTCAATATGATTATGGATGTCGAAAAAATAAGTGATGAAGAACTGCAAGATATTGTTATAAAATGTAGTACAGGAGAACTTAAAAACTGCTGTGTTGAATGTGGAATGGATATGGGTCAATGTAATCCACGTCAACTTTGCAATAAATCATACTGTGGTAATCCTAAATTCTCTACTCTAAAATTAGATTCTTAAAACTTCTGTAAAACCTTCTTCAACTGTTGGTTCTTCAAAATGTTTTCTATACACATAATATGTTATTTTAGGTACAGGTTTTTCACGATTATTATTTTGTAATAAAGATTCTTCCATACTTGTATTTATATGTATACATCTAATTCCAATATTATTTTGTTTTGCTAAATCAATATAAACACTACGCTTTTCTTTTGAAGAATTTGTGGCATCAAATATAATTGATTTACCTTCTTTAATAAATGGTATTGCTACTTTAATCATTTTTGCAGAAGTTTTATATTCATCACCATGAATAATAATATATTGAGAATCATTTGCAAATTGTTTTTCAGCAAAATATGATTTACCTGAACCAGGATAACCAACCATAAGAATTATTTCTTGTGTTTTAGAATTTATAATTTTATTAGAAATATCTTTATTTTCAAATGGAAATGCTTCTTCAGGAGTTAATATAGGTAATTTAAGATTTTCTGCAAATACTTTATCAGAATCAGAAAAATCACTCGGTCTACCAAGAGCATCACCGCAAAAGAATGATTTATTTGTATATTTTACAACATTAGTAGTAAATAATTTGGTATTAGGTTTATATTCTTCTTTATTCATTGCAATAATTGCCATTGTTGGAAATTTGAACTCCTTCATAACTTTTTGAATTTGTTGTACTTTCCATAATTTACTTTGATTTGTCATAATTATAATGCAATAGCCTTTATTATAATATTTTTCAACTTCAATAGGTACATTTGGTCTTAACCACATCCAATCATCTTCATCTTTTGGAAAAGTACCATTTGATTTAGGTTTAACTAAAGTCCAATCAAAATCAAATATAGCAACTTTACCTCTAAATCTAAATTTAGGTGTCTTTAAAATAACAGAAGTCATTAAATTATATTAACTTTATAAAATTCATTTTTTAATCAAAAAATTGAAATTTGAAAATATTGAAAAATAAAAATGGAAAACATTACTCTAAATGAGTTTCGCAAATCTCTTATTATTACTGGTCTTACATATGGATTACCACTAAGAATTGTAACTATGGTTAATGATGAATATAAATATCTAATGTCAATGATTGAAAGAGATATTGAATATATTGCACCCGAAATTAGAAATTCATATATAACTTGTATGTATAAACTTACTCAAACAAGAATTATTACTATAATTCGTGAAAACAGTTATAAAACAGATTCATGGATGAATCCTATAATGGAATATAATAAAAGACATAATGTTATTATTTCTTAGGCACATTTTTAATTAAATCTTTAATAATAACATTATACATATAATCTCCAATAATATGTTCCCAACGATAATATTCTAACATTTCTTTTCTACCTTGACGACCGTGTTTTTCTACTAACTTTTGGTTAGTATAATATTTCCATATACCATCCGCATACTCTTTTGTATCAGCAATTTCTGCAATACCACCAATACCATCGACTCCTTTATCAATATAGAAAGTATATTTTGGCTCTAATACTATAGAATTTCCATTATTCAAATATTCTTGCATTCCGCCTATTTTTGGGGCAATTTGAGGTCCTCCTACACCAAGATGTTCAGAACAAGTTAATTCCCATCCACCCCCAGAACATGTATTAATACCAATATCACAAGCATTATAAAGAATATTAATGTCACGGTCAGATAATTGTTGAGGTTTAGAAAGTGCAACAATACAATTTTTACCAAAATCAAGTGGAACTCCTCTTTGACGCAATTCATTTTCATAAATTTCCATTAAATTCCAACTGCCATCAATAGCAGTAGCAATAACTAATCTAATAGGACGTTGTTTTTTATCAGGATTCTTTTGGCTAAGTTCATAAATACGTGCAACAACATCTGCGAAAGCCATAATTGTATGGTCCCAGCGTTTTCGTGGTTGATTACGATTTAAATTTAATATGGCAAAAGCATCATCAGGTATTTGATAGAAAATACGAGCAACTGTTTTCTTAATAGGATAATATAATTTGGTATCAAAACCATGAGGTAATACATATTTAACCTTATCTTTATTAACTCCAAGTTTAATAGCTACTTCCTTCCAATATGGTGTAAATGCAATAATATAATCAAAATAAGTATTTAACATAACAATATACTGTTGTTTTTGATAAGCATATACTTGATCCATATAAGAAACAAGTAAGAAAGATTTACGTTCTTCTTCACTTAATTCAGTAATAATAGTTTGTGTTAATGCAGATGTAATAACCATATCATTAAATATAATAACAATGTCTTGTGGATTTTTCTTTAAAAACTGACCAATTTCTTTTTCACCAAAACCATTACGTTTAGGGTCTTCAGTAGCAAGAGCATCATGTAATTTAAGATTTGGTGGTAAATCATTTCTTTGTTCACTACCAGCTGTTTGACTATAATTTTGGAAACCATAAATAGTTAATTCAATATCATCTTTTAATCCTAAATATTTTGAAATATAATAAACTACACGACTATAACCATTAGATTGACCAATTGGGTACGTACCACAGAATAGAACTCTAGGTTTTCTATTAGCATCATTAACAGGATTAATAGATAAAGTACCAGTTTTTAAATTAATAGTGTTAATATCAAAAGAATATGTTTTCTTAGATATCTCTTGTTTTTTAACTATAGATGGGTCAATAGTAATAACAGGTAAAGTTGGTGTATCAGAAATTTGAATAGTTTCTGTTTTTTTACTAGTTTCACCAATAACTTCTCCTTTATTAAATAATTTTAACATATTGTTATATTTTTCAAGTACATTTTCTTTATATAAAGATTTTTTCAATTTTATTAAGTAATGAATTTAATATGTATTTATCGTTTTAGTGATAGTTATCAAACATCACCTGATGGACAAGTTCAAAATAAAACAAGACCATCATATTTTAATAAAAGGGAAATATTTATTAACTTCTTAAATGAATTTGGCTCAGAAAATACAATAGTAATAGCAGATAATGTATCAGATGAGAGTATTGAATTTTTATCAAAACATATATCATCGAATAAAATAATTAGAACAAATTATAAAAATGGTGCATTAAGTTTTTTATATAGTGCAGAATATATAATTGATAATTATAAAAATGATGAAACTATAGTATATTTTGTAGAGGATGATTATATACATAAACCAAATTCTAAGAAAATATTATTAGAAGGTGCAAAAATTAGTGATTATGTAACATTATATGATCATCCTGATAAATATATAAGACCACATAATGGTGGAAATCCGTATGTAATAGATGGAGGAGAAAGAACGATATTATATTTAACAGATTCAATACATTGGAAAATAACAAATAGTACAACAATGACATTTGCAACAAAAATAAATATATTAAAACAAGATTATTTAATATATAGAAAACATTGTCATACAGGATATCCTCATGATTTTCAAATGTTTTTAGAATTAGGGAAATATAGAAAATTGATTAGTTCTGTACCAGGATATTCAACACATTGTGAAAATGGTGTAATTACACCATTATATGACTGGAGTAATTTAGTTTAGTTTCCAATAACTGTAAATATCTTTATCAATTTCATATTTATCCCAGTATATCTTATCACGTTTTGGACAAGTGTTAACCCATTCCCACATTTTAGTTAAACCATCTTCAAGAGAAACAGTTTCTTTATAATCAAGAATATCAATAGATTTTTGATATGTACTCCATGCGTGTTTAACTTCGTGGCGTTTTTCAAGATGACAAATATCATTTTTGTTAGTAATTTTACATAAAATTGTAGCTATATCATTTAATGATATTGATTGAATACCTCCAAGATTTACGATTTCATTTTTAGCTTTTTCATATAAGGCAGCATTCCATATACAAGGTAAAATGTCATCAATATATGAGAAAGCTCTAGTTTGTTCACCATCTCCATAAATATTTATTGGTTTATTTTCATATGCATTTAACATCCATATACCTAATACATTACGATAAGGGTCCCATATATTTTGTAAAGGACCATATACATTATGAGGACGAATAATAGAGAATTCTAATCCATGTTGATCATATGCGATTTGTAAATCCATTTCACAACAATATTTAGCAACACCATATGGGTCAATTGGTTTAGGTGTATCACTTTCGTTAAATGGAACTTCACCATTGCCATAAACAGCCATAGAAGAAGTAAATATAAAACGTTTTATAGAATATTGAATTCCAAGGTTAATTAAAAATGATGTAGCAATAACATTATTGGTATAATTATACTGACGAATAAAAGGACTTAATCCTTCAGCGGCATAAGCTGCGAAATGGAAAATATAGTCAACAGGGAAATGCTGAATTAACTGTTTCTGATCATTTTCATCAGTTAAATTTAATTTTAAAAAAGTAATATTATCAGGTACATTTTCAATATATCCACCACTAAGATTATCTAAACCAATAATATCAATATCTTGGTCTAAAGATAATAGATATTTTGCAAAATTTGCACCAATTAATCCAGCACAACCAGTAATTAATACTTTCATTATATATAATTATATAAAATATATACCTTTAAATAGTTCAAATTGGTACAATCCATTTAGAAGTATAAGGCGATGATTCTAATATTTGCATAATAATTTTAGAAAGGTCATGAAACATAAATCGATGACAACCAATAGGTTTAAAATAAATAAATGGTTCTTTATTGGCATCTTCAATAGAGAATTTAGATCTTTCAGAAACAGGACATAATTTTTTATTTAAAATTTCACAAGAATTAGAGAAATAAATATCTTCAGGTATTAAACCATAAATGCCTTTATTATTTGATAATAAATAATTATGTATATCACGTTGTGAAAGTTTTTGAATACAATCAATCATGGCAGTTTTGTGGCGAAATGAAAAACCTCCATTATTACCACCATTATTAACTGATGTATGATTTACATCAAAATAATTTGCACCAATAAAATCATATTGAATAAAGTCATCTATATTATCATTAAACAGCATTACATCGGTTTGGAAAATAAGAATGTTTTCTTCATCAATATTTGTCCAAAATGATTCAGTCATTAAAAATTGATTATAATCATCAACAGTAAAATTAGGTTTTTCAATAGTTGATATTTTAATTTGCCAATTAGGAAATAAAGATTCGACCCATTCTTTATGGTCTTTATGTGTTATAATATGTAAATTCCAATCTTTAGGTAAAATAAACATAACATTACGAATAACTTCTTCAAAGAATTCATGTTTTCTAGGTTCAACAATAACGGCAACTTTAGTATTTTGAGTATTATTAATAACAAATTGAGTATTTTGTAAATCTTCGATTTGTATCATATTTTGAAAGAATCTATGAAAATATTCACTTCTTTGAGCATTAGTAGTAAATTTGTCCATTTTTATAATAAATAATAGAATAAACTTTTATATAAAGATATTTAAATTAAAGAAATCAAATGTCAAAACCATATGTTCATATACATATTGAAGGAAGAGGAGGAAATCAGTTTTTTCAATATTGGACAGCAAAATATATAGCAGATGAATTAAAACGTCCTTTTACAATACATTTTTGCGAAAAAATATTTATTGATGATAAATTATATCCAAATGTAAATTTTCCAGAACACAAATATATTCCAATAAATAATGGATTTGTAAATCCAGATTATGGTTATTACTGTTATGATAATATGTATGATGTAAAATTAATAAGTATGGAAGCGATAATAGAACGACATAGAAATTCGAATGTACCATTACATTTAAGATTTAATGCAGAGGATTTTGTATTTATGCGTCCTCGTCAAGATTATGTTAAAAATTTATATAAACGAAATGAGAATTATCCTTTAGTAAAAAATAATAAGTTAGTGATTCATATACGTTTAGGAGATTTAAGAAATCATTATGTTCAATTAAAAGATTTGTTTGAAAAAACGTGTTCAATGATAATAAAGAAACATGATTTGCCAATATTAATAGTTACAGAAAATACAGATGATTCTTGTATATTTGATTTACAAAGAAAATTAAAAGAAGTGCGCGAAAATAATCCAGTAGAGAATAATGAAGTAGATATAATAAGTGGTTCAACAAATGAATGGCAAATACATTTTGATACAATATCATCAGCAAGTGTAGTTATAATGTCTCATAGTACATTTGCATGGTGGGCAACTTATTTAAATCCATTTAATCCAACAGTATATGCATTAATAACTTATAGTCCTCATTGTTTTCATCCAATAAGGAATAGTTTATTTGTAGATGATTCACCAAATGGATGGAATGTATATAATATGGATGAAGATTATTGGTATAACTTTCCCCAACATTCAATTAAAGCTTGATCAGGAGAATGATTATGGTTACATAATAGAGATTTAACTCCATTTAATGTACCATATTTAATATCAGTATCACTATCACCAATAATAACAATATCATTTTTATTATAAATTTTATAATATTCCATAATATATTTGAGTGATTCTATATGAGGTTTTTCAAAACAAAACTCATTGGATGTAAATATCATATCAATATATTGGTCTAATTTAAATTTTTCATATAATTCTAATTGTATTTCTAATAAATTATTAGTCATAATACAAAGTTTAATATCATTTTTCTTACATCTTTCAAAAAAAGGGATACAATCATCATATAATTTAATATTTTCTTTATACTTATTTTTATAAATTTTATAATATTTATAAGAATCTTTTATTTTTAATTCATTACACATTAATTTAATTTGTAATAATTTGTCATGTCTATTATATTTAGCATCATGTAATTTATATAAATTTTTCTTTATAGAACTATAAATATCATATATATAATCTTTATTGATATTATGAATAGTAGACATAATATTAAGTAAATTATTAAATGAAATTGTATGTGCTTCAGAATAATTAATAAGTGTATCGTCAAAATCTAATATAATTACTTTAGGTGGTGACATATTTGGTAAACTAAAAGAATCCTTAAATGTGTAAAAGTAAATAAAGATTGTATATCATATATTTTAAGTAATATGAAAGTTTGCATATTATACTCAGGATTACCAAGAACTTTAATAAAAAGTATAAATACATTATCGAAATCTTTAATAGATGTAGAATATCATATATATATACATATATGTATAAATGAGAATGATAATAGTTATTTACAAAAGAAATTAGATATGAATGAATTAACAAAAATTAAAAATATTCGTAAAATATTATTGGAAGAACCACCAATAATACCAAATAAATATAAAACAAAAATAGAAAAGAATATTTATTTACAATGGTATAAACTAAATAAAATACATTCGATTATTGACTTAGATGAGAATTATGATATTGTTATACGAATTCGTCCAGATATATTTATTCTAGAGAACAATTTATCGGCAATATTAAATTCTTGTAATAATAAGAATATATTATATATACCGTCGGGTAATGATATTATAAATCAACCAAAATCAATAAATGATCAGATAGCGATAAGTTCAATAAAAATAATGGCAAAATATGCAGATTTAATAAATAAACTAGACGAATATAAATATAGTAATTCAGAAATAATATTATATAAATATTTAGAAGAAGAAGGAATAAAAGTAGAAAGAATTGATTTAAAATATAAGTTAGTTTTGTCGATGTGTAATATAATAGGTATTACAGGTGATTCAGGTGCAGGAAAAACAACAACGACAACAGTAATTGAAAAAATATTCAAATTTGACCAAAAATTGTTGTTGGAAACAGATAGATATCATAAATGGGAACGTGGTGATACAAATTGGAATAAAATAACACATTTGAATCCGAATGCAAATTATTTAGAAAAATTACAAGAAGATACATTTAATTTAAAAATTGGGAATGAAATACATACAGTTGATTATGATCATAAAACTGGTAAATTTACACCACATCAAATAATTGAATCAAAAAATAATATATTATTATGTGGATTACATACATTATATCATGATAAATTACGAAATATAATAGATTTGAAATTATATATAGATACTGATAATGATTTAAAGAAATTTTGGAAAATTAAAAGAGATGTATATGAAAGAGGATATAGTATAGAAAAAGTAATAGAGTCAATTAAAAAACGTGAAAATGATTATAATAAATATATTTTACCTCAACGTGAATTTTCTGATATAATTATTAAATATTATACAGATGATAAATTAGATGATTATAATACAACTCCGAAAATAAATTTAAAATTAAGTATAAAAATGATATTATATAATATAATTCAAAAACATATTTTAGATTTTATAAATAATATATCATATTCAGACGAATATATACATTTAAATATTAAAGAAGATATAACAAAAAAAGATATATATAAAATATTAATAAATAATCAAACTAATTTTATAGATGAAAATGATATATATGAATCATATTATGGTGTATTACAATTAATAATTGCATTAATATTATATAAATAATTTATTTGGTAAAATATTCAGACCAATATAGATATGTTTTATAATCGTTTGGAGTACCCCAGCATAAATAAAAGTCAACAGGGAAAACTTTAACATTAAGACCTGATTCTATAAGATAATTAAGCATATCATCGACATAATATTCACCATTAGTTTGAATTTTATTTTTTGTAATATATTGATAACCATCTTTGAAATATTTAGATTGTTTAAAATACATTGTACCAATAATAGCGTGTTTATTAATTTTATCTTTTAATGGTTTTTTAACTGATACATATTTAATATTATCATTTTCATCGACATCTAACCAAGCATACATTTCAGGATATAATTTGCTAGTGGGATTATTTATAAAAGACCAAACAATAACATCAATAGATTCATCATTAATCATATTAAAAAATTTATCAATATCATAATATGCACCATTATCACATGCAGAAATAATAATAGGAGTAGAGTCGTCTAATGTATTAACAACAGTAGAACAAGTAGTGGCTTGACCGTCAGTAACATCATCAATAATATGAATATTTGCATTAATAATTATAAATTGTTCATTATATTCATCATAATGTTCTCTTAGTGTAATAATTTCAGTATTTTCAGTATTTGGCAATGAATTTAATGCTTGAACAACCATAGGTAAATTTTCAACTTGTAAAAATGGTTTAGGAATATCATAGCCAACCATTTTAAAACGATTACCTTTACCAGCCATAGGTAATATAGTTGTAATATTATTTTTATATTTAGATGTATCTATAGGTTTTTGTTTAGCTTTAAAGTAGTCAGACCACATATTATATACTTCAAGGTCATAAGGTGTTCCCCATTGTAACATTTTTTGGATTTCATAAATCAGAACTTTTTTATTATCATTTATAAGAAGATTATAGACCATACTTACATAATATTCCCCATTAGTATGTAATCCTTTTAACATAGCTTCATCAAAATATTCTTTAAGAATTTTACCAGATTTAAAATAATATGTACCATTTGATGCATATTCTTGCATTTTATTATTAGTAAATGGTCGTTTTTCTTGAATTTCTTGCATAATCATATTTTCGTGACGCATAAAAGCATAATTATCACTACCTAACATATGAGGATGAAACCCAATATATGCAGCAATAGCGCCATCTGCGTTATTTTTATGAATTTCATTTAAGAATCCATTATAATCCCATTGAGTACCATAGTCACAATAAGAGACAATAATTTCGTCATCATCATTAATATAATCATAAGCTTGAGATATAGCATGAACAGGACCTTTACGATTATTAACAGAGACTTCAACGATAGTGCAAGTAGGTGATAAATCAATTAAAATTTGTTTCATATTAGTTGTTTTAAGATGTAAATCATTGCAAATAAAAACAAAATTTGTTTCATTAGGGAATAAATCGATAACATGAGCAATGATTGGTTTACCATCGACTTCAATTAAAGGTTTAGGAGTAGTATAACCAGCACTAATAAAACGCTGACCGATACCAGAAAGAGGAATAACAATCTGTCTCATTTAGATAAAATAATATTTTTCTTTTTAAATAGTAAAGTCTGTTAAAACCACTTAAGGAAATAACAGCTTATATATAGGTATCAATAAAACTCAAATAAAATGTAGCTACAAAATGAAAATAAATATTGTGAAAAAATAAAATTCTTAAAAGAATGTTAAAGTATAAAATATATTTTCTAAAAACATTAAAATTACTAAAATTTTGTAGCTACAGTAACTCAATTACTTTATCAATATCAACATAATATGGACTATTTAATCCATTATCTAACGGTTCTATTTCATTTTTCTTAAATTTTTCTTTAGGAAATTCAATTGTATTATTAAATCCTGCTACATCATTGTTTGATAATTGTACTATATACGAATCCTCTTCTTCCAATACTTCTACTATTTCACCAATCTTATGTGTTTCTTTAACTCTTACACGTATATATAATGGATAACAATTCGTTTTTTTATCAACATATGTATCATTTACATAAAATATATTTGTATGATTCATTGAATATTTAAAACGCTCATTTATAGACATAAAATAAGGACTTACTATACATATAACCTTGGTTTCGGGAACACTAAATAATAAATTACACATTCCACCACCTATTGAACCAACAATAATTTCAGCATTTTGAAATAAATTTATTTTTTCAGTCATAGATAAATTCTCACAAAATATTTCTTCAAACCCTTTACTTACCAAAGTCTCTACTAATTTATCTTCATTCATCATTTTACGTCTTTGTGTATAATCAGTTCCAATATTACTTTTATCATTATTAATCCATGTTCTACGTGATATATATATTTTACGTTTTTGAGGTATTATACTTTTAAATAAATTATATACTTCAGGATGCGGTTCATAATTAGATTGTCCACCATGTGTTAAAGAATTACCAATATAAATATTCTGATAACAATTTAATTTATCATGTATTATGATATCCTTTTTAATATTAAATAATTCAAATATATCTTCGTTAAATTTATAAAATTCTGTTTTAATTGGATTTGGATATGATACAACTAATTTTAAATCTGGTATACTTTCTTTTAATTTAAAATAACAACATAGATATGGTATAGTATCATATAAGAAATGAAAATAATTATCAAAATTATATATGAAAAAATATACTGGATAAGTTATATAATTATATAAAGTATCTTTATTTATATCAATATGATATGGCTTATTTTCATAAAACATTTCTTTATTCAATGACATAACTTTTTCATCATAAGGCGATAATAATGTTACACTATCGTATAATAAACAATTAGGATAACATGTATTACGACCTAGAATTATAACATTTTCAAGTAAAATATAAGAAATATGTCTATTATTTACATTAGTATTTGGTAAAACTACTTTATCTTTAAATTTATTAAATGGAGTTATATCAGCAAATATATCCATATAAAAATAAAGTAATATATTTCTTTATATGAAATTCTACGCTCATCGTATAAATAATTCTGCAGAAATCAAAGATTTAGATCCAAATTGGGGTATTGAATTAGATTTACGAGATTATGATGGAGAAGTAATAGTTCAACATGACCCGTTTAAATCAGGTGAATTGTTTAAAGAATATATTAAAAAAGTTGAAAATAGAGATTTGATTTTAAATATTAAATGTGAAAGAATTGAATATCATATATTACATATTTTAAATCAGGCGAATTATACTGGAAATTATTTTTTCTTAGATTCAACATTTCCTATGATATATACTTTATCAAATCAAGGAGAATCAAATATAGCATTAAGATTTTCAGAATATGAAGGAATTGATATTTTAGAACAAATGCAAGGAAAAGTAAAATGGGTATGGGTTGATGTTTTCAAAAAATTACCTTTAACAAAAGAGATATGTCATAAAATAAAACTAATGGGTTATAATATATGTTTAGTATCGCCAGAATTACAAGGACACGATAATGATATTGAAGTATATTTAAATAAAATAATATTATATAATTTGGAAATAGATGCAATATGTACAAAATCATATAATATTAATCGATGGATTTCGCTTTAACAAAATTTATAAAATCATCAACATCATTCATTTTTATATAATATTCTGCATTTCCATTATAATTATGATATACATAAGTTGTATCTGTAAATATTGCAGAAACATTTAAATATCTCACAAATGGTATATTTAATACACTACATATAGTACTATATTGTTCCATTTTTCCACATACAGGTGGAAGTATTTCTATTATTTGTGAATTTGGATTTGAAAATAAACACATTGTTAGTGCACCACTATTTGGAGAAACTATTACTTTTGATTCTTGAAATAGTTTAATTTTATCTAAAACTGAATAATTTTCTAATTCAATTATTTCGAAACCTATATCTTTTAATTTATCAGTAATTATTGATTCATCTAAAACATGTCTTCTTATACCATGATCTGTACCAACTAATAAATTTGATTTATTTCTACTTATATAAATCAATTTAGTAGGTTTATTAATATTTTCAAAATTATTTTTAATTAAAATTAAATTACGTAAAAATTTATATATAAAATCATTAACTTTATCTTCTTGTATTAATTCAATATATGGTAAAGTAATAATATTACTATCTTCAGGAATATTATTATATTCAATAAATTCAAAGTCTGGTTTTAATAATTCAAAAGTTTCTCTATGAAAATTTAAAAGATTATGTTTAAAAGTAAATTTAACAGGAGTTAAATGTTGAATATTATATAAACATGCTATACCATATATAAACCAATGGTATATATGTCCTTCTCCACATTGTTGTAATAAATAAATATTATTCATTATTATAATATTATAAATTTTTTCGTAATTTTTCACGTTCCCAATGAATTATTGAATTAATATCTTCAATTACTAATTTATCTTCAGAAGGTTGTATTAATAAATACATTGCAATCATTTCTTCAATGTCATTATATTGTTTTTTTGTATCAGTTATTATATATAATTTATTATTATATAAAAATAATGATTTGGCATCTAAATATAATATAATATCAGGTGTATAATTTTTAATAGTATTTGGATTTAAGTAATATTTAGATTGCCATATTAATTTATTATTAAATTTATTTTGTATTTCAAATATATCATTTTTAGGTTTTAATATTGTTTCTATAATATTATTAAATTCTTCTAATGTATCAGCTGTAATAATAATTCCATGATTTAAAAGAAATATCATATCATAATTATTAATATTAGAACAATATTTATTATACATATATTGTGCTAATTCTTTACCTGGTTTCTCATAAGGTATAATTAAATAGTTATTAATATTTAATTCATTTATTTTTTCAATAGCTTCATTTGAAAATAATAAATCATATAATTCTGTTGGATGACAATGCAAAGTATATTTTTTAGTAAAAGCATGAAACCATACTTCAATAGATGGTATTTTTTGATTGGATGATATAATAAAATTAGAAAAATCTTCAGCATCATTATCAAGTTCATCTAATAATTTTGAAAGATCACATTTAACATATTTACCATCACAAACATATGTACCTGATTCTTTTATATATAATATATTATCATCTTTAACTGATATATTACCACCTCCTGCTTGAAACCAATCTAAATGTGTACCATATTTTTGAGATAAATAAATATATTGTTGTTCTGAATTCATTATTTATATAAAGATATTAAATTTTATATAGATATGGATATAGCATTAATTATATTAACACATTCAGAATATAGTGATTTATGGACACCATTATTTAAGAGATTTGAAAAATATTTAAATATAACTTTTTCATCAACTTATTTATGTGTAGATGATGCTGCTAAAAATGAAGATTTTAAAAAATTATATGAACCAATAAAGAAAGTATTTTATTTTTCAAATGAAACTACATATCCTCTCCGTTTTAAAGAAGTATTAGAAGAAACCAAAGAATCATATATTTTAATATGGCATGATAATAACATATTAATTAATAATACAGATACAGATAGTTTTAAATATATAGAAGAATGGATAAATAATAATAAACCAGATCAATTACGATTACATGCAGGTTCTGCAAAATTACCAGGACAACAAGTATATAATGATATTTATAAAATGACAAATACAGATATATATAATTATAGTGTATATCCAACAATATGGAAAAAAGAAACAATAAAAGATATATTTAATAAATTTCCAAGAAAAATTTATAAAAAAATGGAAGAAGATGACGAAAATGGTAATGTGCAAGAGTATATAAAAGATTTTGGCAATTATTATTTATGGAATTATGACAAATCACTTCCTCGTGGATGTTCAACAGAATTTACACCACATATAATACAATATAGACATTTTATAATTTGGTCACAATGGCTGCCTGAATGGGATTATGATCATTTATTAGATTTAAGAAATGAATTTAATATTGATTTTAGTAAAAGAGGTTGTTATATAGAAAAATTTTGTAGAACATATGATCTACATGAATGTTATAATGATTATAAAAAGTCACATATATGTTTTCCAAAATCAATATAATTATTCTTTAATAAATAATGCATCACCCCATCCATGTACTGTTATATTAATATCATTAATTTTAAAATTATATGTTGATAAAAATTCAATTATTTCAGGTAAAAGACCACATGATTCATATATTTCTTTTGTATTAACTTCTAAATAAATCCATTTAAAATTATGTAATATAGAAGTCATACCTTTTAAAGCTAATAACTCAGCGCCTTGAATATCCATTGCCAAAAAATCATATTTAGTTTCATCAATGTTATTTTTTTCATATAATTTTGGTAATGTAGTTGTATTTACAGTTATACGTTCAATTTCATATACTTCAGGATGTTCAATTTTATGTAGTTTTAAATCTAAGAAAGAACTAGATTGACTATTATTTGTAATAATAAATTCAACAGGTTCTTCTTTATCAGATATTAAACCTTGATATATATTTATAGTAGATGTGAAATTATCTTTAATATAATTATATAAATTTGGATTACCTTCGATCCAAATTATTTGAGAATCATTTAAACCAGCGTTTAAATATATAGAACGTTCTTCACATTCATGAGCGCCAATATGAATGAGTCCTTTAGGATGAATATTCCATTTTTGAAAAACATCAGGAATTAACATTTAATTAAATATAATAAATTTATTGTTTTTATATAGTAATAATATGCCTCCAAAAGCAAAAAGAGTTGTATATAGAAAAAAAAGAGGTGGAGATGATGAAGATTTACAAGATGAATGTGTAAAAGAAACAAATAGTGTTGATTATATAAAAGATATTTTACCTTGTGTTGAGAAGAAAAAAGAAGAACGTAGATTAGAAGAAGAACGTAGATTAGAAGAAGAACGTAGATTAGAAGAACGTAGATTAGAAGAAGAACGTAGATTAGAAGAAGAACAAAGAGTATCTAGCTTACCAGCAGCATATCAAAAAAGAGATAAATTAGAGAGACAAACATCATTGGACAATTTAAGAGCACAACAAGAAAATGAAAATAAAGCTCAAATAGCACGAGCAAGATTAGAACAACAAGACGCAGGAGGTAAAAAGACTCGCAAACCTTATGAACAACGCACTCTTCCTCAACTTAAACAACTCGCTAAAACTCGTAAAGTTAAAAATTATTCTACTATGAATAAAACTAAATTAATTAAAGCTCTTCGAGGTTAAAGTAACCAATTAAATGAATTTTGGAATTTAGTAGCTTCATCTGCTGTTTTTAAATAATAACTACCTTCGTGTACTGGATGATAATAATACATACAATCTAATACTTTGAATTTAACTCCATTTTTAATACATATATAAAGTATGTATAATGCATCTACAGCATATGGTTCTATATCCTCATTTAAACATGGTATTAAATATTTAACGATAGAATTATGAAAGACATTATTTCCATCATTTACAACTTGATTACCAGGATCATATAATTGATTCCAATTATTTTTATCATGAATACCAATATATCTAGAATGATTAAAAGTTGGTAATCCTTTAGAAGGAGCATAAATAGTATTTATATCAATACCATTATTTTCCCAATCAGCAATTAAAGTTTCAAAATAAGACTCGTTACAGAAATTATCACTATCCATTAAACAAATCCATTCTTTTGTAGCATATGTACATGCTGTTATTTTATTCTTAAGAGCTTTTAAATTATGAGGTTGTCTATAAACTTTTAATTTATCAGCAAATTTATCATTTTTATATTTTATTAATTTATCATAATCATCAGAACAATCATCAGATACAATAATTTCATCAATATACTTGTTTTCTAAATATTTATCTAATTGTGATGATAAAAATGTATCAAAACGATTATATGTAGTAATAACAAGTGAAATACTTGGTCTATTATTTTGAAGCTTATTGACTAACCATTGTCTAATATATGTACAAGTGCCTTCTGGTGTAAACCATAATGTAACTTTATTCATTTCTGTAATCATTTCATTATACTTAATATCATCAATATTACGTAATATTTGAGGTAATTTATGAATATCATTAATATGAATTAGAACAGAGAATTTAGAATAATCTAAAATATCTCTAAATGGAAGAGCATTGTCATCATCATGTACATATACAGGGATAATACCTAATTCCATTATTTCAAAGAAACGAAAACTTGATGCACCATAACCACGTGGTGCTAAACCAAAACGACTTTGACGTGTTTTATTGACAAATAGATTAACTAAATCATTAGGTACACTTATATTCCAACCTGCTTTACTATTAATATCAAAATCATGTTCGTTTTTTAATACATCAATCATCTTATTGCGTAATTCATGTGTAGTTGTACCTATAAAACTTGCTAATATTGTTCTTTCAGATATATCTGAACGAGGAATATTACGTAATGTATGATTACGGTCTTCTACTATAAGTGGTAATGGTACATCAAAACTCTGTCCAATAGAGAATACAATTAAATTTTTTGGTTTTTTATCACCCAAACATAATCCATCATCCCATTGGCAAATAGTAAATACAATTTTATTTTCTTGTAAAGCTTTATTACATATTGAAATTATATAATCAGTAATATGTGGTATAACTCTTTGAGGGTCCATGCCATGAGATATAAATACATTTAACCAATAAATATCAAGATAGACGAATTTATCTTTATCTTGAAAGTTTTCATTTTTCCAGAATCTATCAAAATATTCTTCCATGTATAAACCATTTTTAAAAGGAGGATATACTGTTGTATTTGGTGGTTTTAAATTAATATTCATATTAAAATAGTTAAAAAATTAAGCTTTATATACTTACCATGAATGTTGCCAATATGTTACAGCATATGATTCAGGAAACAGATTTTTAACTTTTTCTTCATTAAAAATCTCATGATTATCAATAACAGGTGCTCTTAATTCAACCTTATGAGCATCATTTAACCAATTTAATGGATATAATATTTTACTTTCTAATAATTTAACATTACTTTTAAGTGATTCAGGTCTAGTTTCAGGTATCATAATTTTAAGCATATCTTGATACCATAAACAAGAATTTAATAAATCATTACGATTGCATAAATTAGAATATGCTTCAACTGCTTTTTTTAATAAAATAGGACCAGTACATGATTCTGGAGTAGCATATCCTGGAATTTGATATAAGAAATATATAACTACTAACCAAAATGGTGCTTTTGGTTTAGATATCATAATTGCATTGGGTATAGAATGGTCTGAATTTGCCCATGCATCATTGTCACCCATTGTACCCAAAATAACATCATGTGATTCTTCATTTTCTAATAATAATTGTTCAAATGGAAGAATACATTCAAAATCTAAATCAGCATATATACCACCAAAATGATATAAATAGAAATATCTAACAGAATCAACTCGTTTAATATTCATATCATAAGAATCATATTTTTGAAGAAACCATGGATAATATGTTTCTATAAATTTACGATTATCAGCATCATCCCATAAAACATATTCAAAAGTAGGATTATGTTTTTTCCAAGTGCTTTGCCAATATGCCATATTTAATGGCATAGACGTTTTTGATTTCCATGTTTGAAAAATGCGTCTTGGTATTTTATCCATAATTATTAATAAAAATAATTATCTTTTTAAGTCAATATAAAAATTGAAATAATTATACTTAATAATATTCATGGAATTTCCAAAAGATGTATTATTTAATATTATACGAAAAATGGATATTGACACAAGAAGGTGTCTAAATATATATACAAAATTAACTCCACCAAAAGAATTAATTGATAAATTAAAATTAATACCAAAAATTACAATAGATGATGATACTGCATATGTTTTTATAAATAAAAAATATAAAATAATTAAAAAAATAAATGGATTTATAATATTTTATACGATATGTTTTCATAAAATAGGAAGTACGACATTATATAATCAAAGATATAATGGTGAAGAATATTATTTAGAACTTTAATAATTAATAAATAATAAATTGAAGAAACTGGAAATACTAACTGCAGCAATAGTTATACCAATACCGATTTGCATCTTTTTTTCCCATTTATCTATTTTACGATTCCTAGATAAAATTAAACCACCAAATATTCCATTAATAAATCCACCAATATGTGCGCTATATGATATTTTTGGATTGTAATAAACTATATTAGTAACAATATCACTAGTAATTGTTGTAGTAAGAATTGAAATATATACAAATTTCTTATATTTAGAGAATTCATTCCAATTTAGGATTAAATCACTTATAATAGAAGATAACATACCATATATTCCTCCACTTGCGCCAATAACTTTAGTAGGAACATTAGTTATTCTAGATTGCCATCCTGTTGCAAATGAACCACCTATTATAGAAGATAAATGAATACCAAACGAACGAATTGAACCGCTATCATATTCAACAATTGAAGCGAATACAATCCATGTATAAAGATTTATTATAAGATGCATAACATTAGCATGTAATAAAGAATAAGTATAATATCTATAAATTTGATATGAGTATTTTGTATTTAATTCAATAGATGAATAATTAGATTCAGGGAAAATATAATAAAAACTCAAATATATAAATAGCATAAATAAAGAATAAAATGGGAAATGTTTAATACATTCTTCTTTAATTGTTACAATATTAGATTCAATCATTTCTATATAATTAAAGTTTAAGTTTTATCAGGTGATTGTCCATAAAATAATAGAGATTCATATGCTGCTTGATTTTCGGCTTCTTTTTTAGATAAACCAGTTGCAGTACCAAGAATTACAGAAGATTTATTTTTAACACAGTATTTAAATTCTTTACGACCATTTTTGATATCAATAGAAACTTCAAAGAAACGTGGAATATCTTGATATGTATGTTGCATATATCTAACAAGCATATCTTTATAATTAGTTTTAGATTGAATAAGCTCTGCAAAATCCAAGAATTTTTCAATAATACTAATGACCCATTTTTCTGCAATATAATATCCAGCACCAGTTAAAGGAATCATAGGAATATGTTTTGGCATAGTAGGTTCATCTTCAGGGTTTTGAAAGTCAATAAGAATAGCACCAATAAATGCTTCAAATACATCTTCCATAATTTTATAATTAAGACGTCCTTGTGATTCTTCGATTTGTTTAGAAATAAAAACGAATTTAGGAAAACCCACCTTTTCAGCAAGAGAACCTAACATTTTACCATTTACTATTTTTGTTCTTACTCTTGAAAGAAATCCTTCAGGTTGGTCAGGATATCTTTCATATAGATAACGAGATACAATAACACTAAGAATAGAATCTCCAAGAAATTCTAAACGTTCATAACTCATTTCTTGTAGTGGTAAACAATCACTTGGACATCTTTCATTACCAGAAGTAAAATCATCATTTTTCATAGTACAATAAGACCTATGAACTAATGCATTACGGTATAAGTTAATATTGTTCCATTTAATATTTTCTAGACCATTTTCATCAAAGAATTTTCTTAAATCATCATCTTGTAAAAGAACATTATTAGAATTATATGGTAGTTCAAGTGTTTCTACTTGTTGAGTTTTATTATGAAGAGATTGCAGACGATTCAACATGATAAAAATAAATTATCTAAAAAATCAAATTTTATAGTAAAGACGATAAATCTTTATATCAATCACGTTAAAACCACTTAAGGAAATAATGGCCTATATATAGGTGTCAATAAAACCCAAATAAAATGTAGCTACAAAATTTTAGTAATTTTAATGTTTTTTGAAAAATATATTTTATACTTTATCATTCTTTTAAGAATCTAATTTTTTCACAACATTTATTTTCATTTTGTAGCTACATTTTTTTCCAATAATAATCAAATAAAGTTATTCCATCTAACTCTCCTTGCTCTTCATATTTATATTCTAATTTATCATAAAAAGGTTTTGCGTTCTCAGTAGGCTCTTCAATAATTGTATATCTATAACCATGTGACTTACTTCTATCCTCAATTTCCTCTATTAATTTTCGAGCATATCCTCGATTTCTATAATTTCCACCTACACATATTATTTTAATAGCTAATATTTTTACATTACTAATTGATTTTTTTGTTTTTATATTTGCACCATATTCAATTGGATAAGTGAAAGCATATGCTTTAATTTTGTCATTTTTATCTTTAATATATGCTATTTCTTCAATAATACCATATGCCTGGTTTATAAATTGTTGATTTAATTCTGGTATACATAATTTACCCAATTCTGATAACATATTTTTATATTTTAAATGATTATCATTATTTTGAATACTTCTTGCTATATTTTCAAATATAACATTATTTGAAGACATAAAGATTATATTCTATAAATAATGTAATATAATGATTAATACACCACATTTAATAGCAGAAGGAGGTTACGGTTGTGTATTTAGTGGTAGTATAGATTATGATATAATTAAAGATATTAAGATTACTTCAGAACATTCTCATTTTATTTATAAATTATATAAAGATGTTTCAGAAAGAGATATTGAATGGGAAAATGCTATATTAATTAATAAAATTGATAAAAAACAAAAATATTTTATTTATCCTATACATTCTGGTAATATTGCTTTTAAAGATTTGAATTTATCATCTTCAAATACATCTAAATGTACTCTTATTAATTATAAAAATAGATTAATTCCAATTGTAACAATACCTTATTTTGGTAATGATATATTTCATTATATTCGTCATAATAACTTAAATTTAAAAGATTATATAAAATTAATTTTACCAATACTAAAAGCAGTTAAATTATTAAATTCTAAAGGATTTATTCATCAAGATTTGAAATATAATAATATTATGTTCCATAATAATTCATCTAAAATCATTGATTTTGGAATGATGCAAAAAACAAATGAAGTATTTAATGAAGAACTTAATGACTTTTTATATTCCGAAAATTGGTTAAATCCTCCAGAATATAAAATAATTACAAATACAAATAACATTTTAAGTGCATTTTTTAAAAGTATAAATAGAAAACTTAATGTTACAGATAAAAATACAATTCAAGAATTGATTATACAAAATTATTATTCATATCAACAATATGAAGATTTATTTAATAAATATATTAAATATATTCATCAAAAACCATCTTTAATCAATAAATATGCTTCAAAAGTTGATATATATCAATTAGGTCTTACTTTTATATATTTATTACAATTTATAAATATAGATAGTGATGCAATTAAATTACATTCTATATTTAAAAATATGATACATCCTGACCCACGAAAACGCTTAGCAATACAAACAGCTTACAATAAATTACTTTCTCTCATCTAATGTTTTCCAAATATAAAAAGGAACTACTAGAGTTAGAACTGGTAATAAATTATTCATATTTTCTAACAAAATTGTTAATATTATAAATAATTGAAATTGTTTATATTCATTATTAATTGATTTTGTTTTTTGTTGAAGTCTAAGTATATTAGAGTCAGTATTTTGTAAAATACGAGGATATGAACGCAATTTTTCAATATCTTTTTTTGCTCTATAATCAAAAAACTCAGGATTATTCATTAATTCTTCTGTATATGGTGCAATTGAATCAATATAATTGAATTCTGGATCTAGAAGAGAATATGTACCATCTAATAATGAAAATACTCTGAAAATACTTATAAAATCTTGATTTACTTTTATATTTGTTTGGAACTTGTTTTGTAAATCACCTTGTGTAATTGAACTTTTTAAGGTTTCAAAATCCAATGATTCTAAATATTTAAAGAAATAATTAAAAAAAACCTTTATTTCTATAATTTCAGAATCATTATCTATATATATAATTTCCAACTGTATTAATAAATCAACAAATTCTTCAACATCTCTTTGATATAACGAAATTATTAATTGATTTATTTTTGTTTTAAAATTATTTTTAAATTTAACAACATTACCAAAATCATATAATACAATATTACCGTTTGGTAATACTCCGATATTACCTGGATGTGGATCACAATGTACAAATCCATTTTCAAGAATTTGATACAAGAAAATATTTATTAAATTTGTAGCTACATCTTTTGGATTTAACTTATATTTTAACATTTTTGGAATATCTATAATTTTAATTGAAGGAACATATTCCATTATTAATACTTTAGTTGACGATAACTTAGATACTTGTGGTATTTTAACAGGTAAATCTTTTAACATATCTTGAAATTCCATCATATGAAACATTTCTTGACGAAAATCTAATTCAGATTCTAGAAAACGCTCATATTCATTAATTATACTATCAAATTCATTTGACCGAGAACTTTGAAATATTGATACTATTTTATTAATCTCTTTTAATACTTCAATATCTTCTCTTATCTTTTCTGCTATAAATGGTTTGTGTATTTTTATAGCAACAGGTTTTTTATTTTTTAGTATACCCTTATGTACTTGCCCTATTGATGCTGATGCCAATGCAACAGGTGATACATCTAAAAATATTTCTTTATAACTTTTTCCAAATGAATTATCAAGAATTGGTATTAAATCTTCAAATGGAACTGGTACAATATTATCTTGCAATAATGTTAATTCATATGCAACTTCTTTACCAAATAAATCTTTACGTGTTGAAAGAAATTGACCTAATTTAATAAAAGCAGGTCCTAATGATGTTATTTCTTCTCTCATCCATTTACCAACAACAGATTTATTCTTTTGAAATATTAATCGTGTTTTAGCTTCACCTATAAATTTCCATACTTTAATGGGTGATACTTTTTCTGGTTTCTTTAATGATAATATTGGTTTTATCAACATTAAATTAAACTACTTAAAGAATATATATTATGTTCTTATATATATAGAAATGGCAGCTTTTACTTCTTTAAAATGCCAAACTTTTAAACCAGTTCGCATATTTGCTTCCTCAGAATCTTCTAAAACAAATTGGGATAAAGTACAAGAACGATTAAATAATCGTCGTAATATACTTGAACGCTCTCGTCAAGTATCTCTTAAAGGTATTCAAGAACAACTTGTAAGTATTGGTAAACGTGAAGTTGAATTTGCAAAGAATATTGCTAAAGAAGAATTTTCTGAACTTGATAAACTTCGTAAGTTTTTCGGTTCTGATTCAAAAACTTCTTCTGAACAATCTGTTACCATTGAACAACCTTATTTTGACAAAGATGAAGTTATTGACGAAACCTTTGGCGAAACTTCTAAATGAATTTGATATAAACAATAGATGATTTATTTTTATAAGATTTTTATACATAATGTTAACTCAAAGATTTATGATATGTTCTTTAAATAGGAGTAGATTAATTATGGGAAAAGGAAAACAACGTTATAGGCAAGATAGAGACTGGGTTTCTAGTGATGATGATATATTTTATCCTCATAGTTCATCACTTCCTGCATCTCTTTCCAATTCTTTTCAACATAATTATTCTACTTCTATGTTGAAAGTTAAAGAATTGAAAGCTAGAAATCCAGTACAAGAACGTTATATGAAATTACTTGAAACTGATAATCCTCCTATTGTTATCGCTAATGGTGTTAGTGGTACTGGTAAGACATTAATACCTAATTCTATGGCTATTATGAAGTTAAAAGAAGGTAGTATTAAAAAACTAATTATTACACGTCCTGCTGTAGAAAGTGGTTCTGATAAAATTGGGTTTTTACCAGGTACTCTCGAAGAAAAGATGGACCCATGGCTAAGACCAATTTATGATGTTTTTTATAAATATGTTACACCACAAGAAATTCAAAATTTAATTATGAAACAAGTTATTGAAATTGTACCTTTAGTGTATATGCGTGGTCGTACTTTTGATAATACATGGATTATCTGTGATGAAAGCCAAAATACTACTCCTGAACAAATGTTAATGTTATTAACACGTATTGGTATCAATAGTAAATTAATTATTAATGGTGATCCATCACAACATGACCGTAAATTTGAAAGAAATGGATTACAAGATTTATTAGATAGAATTAAAAGAAATTCATGTAATGAAAATGATATTAGTCTTGTTAATTTCACAGAGAATGAAGTTGAACGTCATCCTGTTATTAAAAAAGTATTGAAATTATATGCTCCTCCTTCAGAATAAAAATTGAATTAAATTTTTTATTTTTATAAAAATGAATAATCTAATACCAATTGTTAAAAAACTAACTATAAAAATACCAAAAGAATCACATTGTTTTCAAGAAGAATTTATTTCTAAGAAAAGAAAAAGAGAAGATTCTCAAATGTTATTTTTGCAATATACTACTACTGTTAATATTACACGTGCATTTGGTAATTGATATGATGTCCCATCAGAATTCATAAGTCTTATATCAAATTGTCTTAATTTTGGTTCTACTGGATTTAAGAAATAAGTAAATGGGTCTGATGTTATATCACTACTTATACTTGGATATATCTCTAATCCTGGAGTTATTCTTGTAAATATTTTGTTTAACATTCCATTTGTTGTCTGTGTTAATGAATAACCATTTAAGTATAAATATGAACTGCTTATATTATAAAATTGTATAGGAATTCTCATCTGATTAATTACAAAAAAACCAGTATTATTTGTTGTATCATAAAATTCAGTACGTACAAGACGTACTGCAATAACATTTTTAATAGATTCTGTTAATTTTACTGAAAAATCATAAGGTAAAGGATAAGATGATTGATCACGAAATTCTGAATCTATTATTACTGTTTTTATATTATAATTATTTTTTGTATATGAATCCATGGCTAAACCAGCACTAACTTGTCCATATTTTGATATTGTAGTTCTATCTAAATCTTTAGCACGATTACGAGCTTCACGTCTTTGTTGACGCTCGTATTGTTCTGGTTCATCATATCTAATTTTTTCACGTTTTTTCTTTGGAGATAAAAGAGAATTTTGAATATCTTCTAATGGGGCACTTATATTTTTAAATGCTTTCATATTACGTTCTTTTTGTTCTCGTAAATATTGTTGATGATTTTGATAATCCATTTATTTATAAGTATATTATTTTTGTTAAGTGAAATTTACATATGTAATCTTGAAATCACCTAATTCAGAAGGAGCATATACATCAATAGACACATAAATTCTGCCAAGTGCAAGAGGAGTTGTTCCTGATTTAGCACCAAAACCATGTGTAACTTGTGTAGCAGTTGTTGTGCTATTTGCAAATGAAATAGGAGTTGTACCTGCAACTAATACTGTACCAGATGCAATTGCTTGATTAACACCTGTTCCAAGAACTAAACGAGTATTTGGATTAATTATATTAGTATCCTTACGCCAATATGATGATGGTGTTGAATTTTCTGCTACATTTAAATTAGTTTCAATTCTTATTGGTAAAGATGCAGCTGTTACAGCATTTGTCCATGAAATTGTGTATAAGAAAGTATGTTGAGTAGTACCACCACTTGCTGTTAAAGCAGCTCCTAATACACGATTTATATTAAATGAATATTTACTATATCCAGAATGTTGAATTGACACTATATTACGCATAACTGTATATGAATTATTTGAAGCACTGAATGGAGTTGTTCCTGCTGGACCATATATATCAACAAAATATGCTGGAGTAGTACTACCTATACCAATATTACCATTGGCAGCAATACGCATACGTTCAGTTGCAGTTGTACCGAAGGTTAATGGGAAAGCATTTACATTGGATAGAGAAGTAGATGTGGTAGTTGCATTAATAGAGAATTGAGATGCATTATTTACCATATTTAAGTTAGCATTGAATGCACCACCAGATTCAATCTGTTCAGTAGCAGATTTAGCAAGTTCATATAGATGTAAATCATATATGGGTGAAGTAGTACCTATACCAACATTACCTATAGCATCAATACGCATACGTTCTGTAGCAGTTGTACCGAAAGTTAACGGGAAAGCATTTACATTGGATAGAGAAGTAGATGTGGTGGTAGCATTAATAGAGAATTGAGATGCATTATTTACCATATTTAAGTTAACATTGAATGCACCTGCAGTTTGTATATGCTCAGTAATTTGTCGAGATGTTTCATATAGATGTAAATCATATGCTGGTGCATTAGTACCAATACCAATATTTCCTGTACCATCAATACGCATAATTTCAGTTGCTGCAGTACCGAAAGTTAATGGAAGAGCATTAGTATTAGTTAAAGAAGTTAATGTTGTACCAGTAACAATACCAAAAGTAGAGGCATTGTTTACTAAGTTAAGAGTTGCATTGAATGCACCAGCAGTTTCAATTTGTTCAGTTGCTGCGGTAGCTACTCTGTACATATGTAAATTAAATGCTGGTGAAGTAGTACCCATACCAACATTACCAGCTGCATCAATGCGAACACGTTCTGTAGCAGATGTACCGAAGGTTAATGGGAAAGCATTTACATTGGATAGAGAAGTAGATGTGGTAGTAGTATCAATAGAGAATTGAGATGCAGTATTCTTCATATTAAGAGATGCAGTGAATGCACCACCAGTTTGAATTTGTTCAGCAACTGGTGCAGATGCATTATATAAGTGAATACCATATGCTGCACTGTTAGTACCAACACCAACATTACCAGCTGAATCAATACGAATCTTATCAGTACCATTAGTACCAAGAGTTAATGGGAATGCACCGTTATTGGCAAGAGTTACTGTACCAGATGTAAGAGCAGTTAAAGTTGCATTAGTTTGAACATTTTGAAGTTTTAATTGAGCTTGTCTTGCTGCGTTAGTTGCTTCAATAATTTCAATGGTATCAACAGTTGCAGATGCAGTATCCCAAACATGTAATTGAGAGTTAACAGTTTCAGTACCTAAACCAACCCAACCAGTATTGTTAATAAATAGAGCGGGGTCAGTACCAGATGCAGAACGAAAAGTAGCAACTGGCGAAGTTGTACCTTGTTGAGTAACAACTAAAGCTGGACCAGTATTGTAATTAGTAATAGTAAATTGGTCAGTGTTGCAAGTAGTAGTCTGAAGAAGAGTAGTCTCTCCGAATATTTCTAAATTACTAGCACGTAAACTACCAGAGATAAATACATCTTTGCTAACATACATATTTTCAATATTACTTAAGGATTTACCTGAAAAGTAAATATTACCATTAGTAACAGCAGTAAGATTATCAACTGCAATAGTATTAATATTTGTAAGAGTACTGTAAGTTAAGTCAATATTACTTGTTAAACTGGCAATACGTGGAGTAGTAACTATTGTACTTGCGTACAATGATTTAGCATTTGCAAGAACGGTTTGTTGCATATCAATATTACTATTCATATTACCGAGTTGGTAAGTATAAATACCTCCTTCAATATGTAAAAGGTTCTGTGGTACGGAAGTACCAACACCAACATTACCATTATACATATTGATAATATCATTAATAGTACGAAGAGTTTCGTCCGCCATTTTTAATTCCTATATATGCATTTATTTTTTTTCATACTTAATTTACGAAAATAGGATATAAGGTTTCATTGCACAAATAATTTAATGTTGTCCTTAACTGGAACGAATCATTTAGGATTTGAATTATACGATTCTCATTTTTATATAAATACTTCTAATTCGCAAGAAACAGCACGATTAGGAGGTGACAATGATGGTCAATATCTTCGACTTTATAATCGTAATCAAATAGATTATTCATATGTAATTGGAGTTACAAGAAGTCCACCTGTATTATCTATTGGTAAAGTTGATGCATGTTGTACAGATGATAGAATTATAATAAGTCCAGAAACAACTCGTGTTGGTATTGGTAATACTAATCCACAATATACATTAGATGTTACTGGTGATATAAATTTAACCGGAAATTTAATATATCCAGGGTCAAATGTTGTTGTTAATACAACTATATATGAATTGACCCAAGTATCTGCTTCAAATCAAGTGAATGGATTAGATTTCAATGATACAACAATTAATAATTTATTTTCACTTCAAACAAAACATTTACGAGTTGAAAATATCTTTAATGATACTGCATTATATGTAAATGCATATGGATGTACTACTGCAAATGCAGTAGAAATATGGCGACAACGACCAAATCAAGGAAGTAATGCAGCTTTTGTTGTTGACCCAAATGGTAATGTTGGTATTAATCAATTATATCCAATTAATACTTTACAAGTAACTGGTGGTATAACTGTTGATAATAACCCAATAACTGTACGATTAGGAAATATGCAAAGAATAACTGCTGCATCAGGACAAATTTTCATTGGAAATAATACACCTACAAAAATAGGTTTTCGAATCTCATGGACAAATACTATACCATATGTTACTCAATTTCAAATGTTTGAAGTATCTATTACATGTATGTTAACTGGTAATAATATAAGATTACATCATGCGTATGAATTATTAATTGACCCAACATTTCCTGCATTAGATACAATTGTACATGAAAAACGGTTAATATCACCAACAACAATTGACGATTCAAAAATAATTGTTTATGGTGTCGCTGGAAATACACTTACAGGAGCTAATACTTTTGTTGATGTAGTGTATGATTATACTTTTGCCCAATTCGTAAATCAATCTTATATGGCAAATTGTAAAATTGAAGTGTTTTGCCCTTTTATACTTGGAGTTGTTGATATTATTGGAATTACAAATAATAGTGCTATTATATCTGATACTACACAAACTTTAGGAAATACATCAAGTAATATATCAATTGTAGTTGATAGTAATGGTAATGTAGGTATTGGTACAATATATCCTATTAATACTTTACATGTAAATGGTTCAATGGTAGTAGATAACAATCCAATTGTTCATCGTATGGGTAATACTCAACAAGTATTTATGATGTATGGACAAATAATGATTAATACATTAGACCCGCATAGTATTGGGTTTAATATTTCATGGCAAAATTCAGTTAATATGTATAATATGTTTGAAGCAAGAATAACATATATGTTATTAGGAAATGAAATACGAACACATCATAGTGCAGAATTATTAATTAATCCATTTACAAAAACATTAGATAATATATCAGATGAACACAGAATGTTATCACGTACAATGCTTTCATCAAAGATTATGGTAACGAACGGGGGCAATAATAATAGCGCTGGTAGTGCAGGTGGTGTTAATGTGTTCTATGATTATGCATTTAATCCAAGTAAAATAAATGTATTTAAAGGATATGCTATTGATACAAAGATAGAAGTCTTCACACCAATATCATTAGGTACTATTACAATTACAAATATATTCGTTTAAATAATGAAAAAAATAATTGGGTTAGTTGGAAGAGCACGACATGGAAAAGATACGATAGCAGATTATATTATAGCTTATACGAATGGTTTATATAAACGAGTAAGATTAGCACAGTCTATTAAAGATGCTACTAAATGTTTATATGGATTTACACATGAACAAATAGAAAGTGATTTGAAAGAAGTTATTGACAAGAGATGGAATATTACACCACGTAATGCTATGTTATTTATTACAAAAACATTCATAAATGAAATGGGTGTAGATTTTTTTACTAAATCACTATATATGAAATATGACAATAATGAATTTGGTGATTATATTATAATACCTGATGTAAGATATCCACATGATATTGAAGAAATTCGAAAAAGAGATGGTATTATTATTAAAGTAGTTCGTAATGATGCAAATTTACCAAAACATAGTGTTGAAGATATTATTGACGAATTTAAAGCAGATTATATAATTGAGAATAATGGAACTAAAGATGATTTATATTTTAAAATTGATGAAATTTTAAAATGATTGTGTTCTTCTTAAAGGTCTTTTATTACTATCTTGTCGTTTAAGAAGAATTGCTGATGGTATTGGATGAATACTTTTTATTTTTAGAGATTCTATTTCATTAATAGTTTCTAAAGATGAAGTATAACCTGAATTATAAGATTTTGGTAAATTTCCAAGATACCAATTATCATTTTCATGATTTACTTGATTATCAACTTGATAACTATGATTTGGACTAATTTGATTAGAAGAATGATTTTGTGAAAAACATTTCCCCATATTATTTATTTATATCAAATAAATTTCATTTTTTATTAAACCCTTACCGTATTTTAAATATTCATGATGATGTTCTATACGACTCTAATAATTTTGATTCTTTACTATATTTAAAATCAGAAGATTTACTAGAATACATATTTCCTTCTATATTAATCAAATCTAATAAAACATGGAGCTCTCATTACCGTATTTCGTGACGTTGTTGGTACTTCTTTTTTCTTATTACTTTTTGTTTTTGATAAGTTCTTTTGGTATAATGCCATATGTTCTTCAATCTTTTTTAGGTGTTTATTTATATATGTAAGCACATGATTATGAAGTGCCCATCTAAAGAAATTAAGTTGTCCTACTGTTGTCTCAATTGCAACTAATGGTTCTATTTCTAATAGAAAAGAGATACGTTCGTGACGTCTAAATGGGTCAAAGTACATTTTTGTATAACTTTGAAGTTCTGCACGGTATTTTAAATATAGATTGAATTTACGTAAATTTTGATTTACTTCTTCAGGATACTCTTCTATAAATTCATTTGTTGTGTCATCTATCCAATATATTATATCATTCGTTCTTGCATAATGTGTTACAAACCAATCAAGGATTCTTAAAGATAACGTCGATTTACCTTGGATAATATCTTTAAAAACTTTATGTTGTGTTGGATTCTTTTGGTAATAAGTTGTTAATGATGTTAAAAGAAGTGATTGACATGAATTATTTGCCATTTTGCGTAGCTTATAGTATTATTTTTACTTATCCTTTAAATAGTGCGTTCGCTCATTAAATGGAACGTGGAACTTTCTATAATATTGGTGATAATTGGAATATTTTAGATACATCTATTGAGAATTGTCCAATAATCAAACATAAAGAAAATGGTTCAATATTATGTTATATTCGTCCTAATGCTATCTCTAAAGAATTATGTGATTTAGCTGTTGAATCTTATTTAGATGCTGGTAAAATGGTATCGACGAATAGAGGAGTTGCTGCAGGAATATCACATCGTAATAAAGTGGCTCATTATGAACGTGGAATTGAAGCAAATTCTGCTATAATTGGTTATATTGACAGTACGAATCATAAAAGACCTTGTCGTTTAACGGCATATAGTAAAACATATTTTGACAAATATACTGGTGGATTACCTTTTATAAAATGTATTAATGATTGTTATAAGGATTCTGCACCAGAAGAATATGAAAAACAGAGGATATTTTCACAATTAAGTAAGGACTTTTTAATAGCCGATACAGTTTTTAGTACTGTAACTGTTAATTATAATTTTAGAACTGCATTACATAAAGATTCTGGGGATTATAAAGCTGGTTATGGTAGTTTAGTAATATGTAGTAAAGATATTGAAGGAGGCTTGATATTATTTCCTGAATATAAAGTCGCAATTAAACCGAATAATGGGGATTATATAATGATGGATGTTCATGAATATCATTGTAATAGTGAAATAATTGTTAAAAAAGATGGAGGATATAGATTAGCATTCGTGTGTTATTTGCGAGAAAAAATGTGGAAATGCAATGAAATTAATAGGAATTTAGCGGATTTAGGGAGTTTAAATGGTGAATTATGGGATACAGAGATTTTATTTAAAAAGATATTTGGAGAAGAATTACCTGAGAAGAAAGTTGATGGTAAATGGTGGACAATGTCTGATGATAAATTTTGTTTAAGTTATAAAAATAAAAGATATACTTTATTCGATAAAATCAATAATAAAAAAGTACAAAATTTGATACCAGCTTGGAGATATATTGAAGAATATTTTTAAAAAGAAAAATATTATAATAATGTTACTATTTTTCTACAATTCAAGAATTAAATATTTAGAGGGTGAAATATAAGAATCCATCAGAAAATATTAATGAATTACGTAAAAAATATGGTAGAAAATAATTGTAAAGTGGTAAGGAAAAATCTAATAATCTCCTCCTATTTCTAACGGACGTCTATTATTAATATCACTCGGCTCGATCGATGATAAATTCCATGGGCTTACGTTAATCTGTGGGTTAGGTGGTTCAGAACGGAGTTGAAGGTTAGAGTTCTTCTTGCTACTGCCGGTAGTATTAATACCAACATGGTATCCAGCGGTTAAGAAATTTTGGTCAGAAACATCACCTTGTCCAGCTGGATTTAATTGAGCCCAACGAGAATTAGCGGCATCTTTAGGTAAAAGGTCAGATGCAGTTAAACGATCACGTGGGAAGCAAGAAGGAGAACCGACTGGTCCAGCTGGTGGTCCAGTCACAGTATTGTATGCTTCATCACCGCTGGGGTCAGAAGCACTGAAATCACCAATACCAGATTGAACAGAGTCAGTATTAGGAATAACAGAAGATGCAACAGATTTATCGGCTGGTTGACTTACTGGGAAAGAATCTTGTGGTACTGAATAGAAGCGTTCAGTGCTAGAAGAACGTTTGTTTCCAGAGAAGAATAGGAAAGAAAGTAATACTATAATTAGAAAAATTGCAATTGGAACATACATATTATGGGTCGCCATATTCAATATCTATAATCTATGGTAGATAAAATTTATCTATATTATTAAAGTTCCATCGTGATATTTACTTATTTTTATACTTATATCTTTTAAAATTTTATTCCACTCAATATTTATATTCTCGGTTTTTGCTATATCAAATTTACTTAGAATATTATTTTTAAACTCTCTTAAACTTTCTTTCTTTTTCTCCAAATTTATTATGTCTTTTTCGATTAAATCACCGAATTCAGTTAATTCAGATGTCCATTGTTCTTCAATTAATTTACGGTCAATCCAATCATCCGATGATTCTTCAATATTTTTCTTTACAACAATTTTTCTTAGAATCCAACGAATACCACATTTCTTTTGAAAAAAGAATAATCCTTGAGCTTCTATTTCTAAATCTAATAAAGTTTCTGTAAAATCAATGTCTTCTAGAGAATCAGCAATATTATTGTCAGTTGTAATAATTAATGGTGGTTTCGTATTTAACATAAGAATTGACATAGTAAAATTCATCGAATTTAATGAAACGCGGAAAAACTGTTTTATTTGTTCTTCTGATAATGAATTATCAAACCATTGTGAATTCTTTTCTATAATTTGTTCTAATATTTGTTCATCTATATTATTTATAATATCAGTAGATTCAGAGTCTTTTGGAATCCATATCTTTAATAAAGTTCCACTTCCTGGGATATTATTTACATTTACAAACTTAGCATTTGATATTTTTAATTTTATAGAATGGTTATCATTATGTATTTTTCCAACGAATACACCATTTTTCTTTTTAGGTTTATCTAAATTTAATTTCATTCTAAAACGTATTAAGGCTTTTTACTCTTTAATTATAACGCATAAGTAATGAGTAGTGAATTATTTAATATTTTAATAGCTATTTTAAAAAAAGAAATTGAAAAACCCGAATGGAAAGAAAATGTATTAAAGCCTATGTTATATAGTATTTTACCTTATATATTTGGTTTTATATCTTTAAATTTTTTTATGACAATTGCAGCGATTTCATTGGTAATTTTTATTAGTAAAAAATAATATTATATAAATATATATTAAGAAATGCCTGAACAAATACTTGGTGGTGGAAAAAGAAAAAAATCAACTGCATCAAAGAAGAAAGGCGGTGACTTCTTAACTGGAGCAACCGCTGCTGGATTAATTCTTGCTGCTGAAGAATTATACCGCGCTTCTCTTAAAAAACACAATATGAAAGGTGGTAATGATGCACAATTAGCTTTATTAAATGGTGGTAAAAAATCAAGAAAATCTTCTCGTCGCCGTGGTGGTACTGAATATGATAAGGATGGAAAACCAATTCCAGGAACTGAAGATAAAGGTGAAGATCCAGCTCCTCCTGCTGAAGATGATGTCCAACAAGCTCAAGTTGAAGTTGAAGCTCAAGGTGATACTTCTCTTAATGGTCTTGATAATTCATCTGTTATTACAGGTCTTGAAACTGTCAAGACTTATATGAATAAAAACTATAGCGAAAAATTAGATGGAAATGATATTGGAACAAAAACTATAAATGAGATTCAAAACATGTTAACAGAAGGAGGTAAACGCCGTAAATCATCCCGCGCACGTCGTGGAGGAGATTGTGGAATACCATCTACTATGCCACAACAAGGAGGAAATGCATTAAACAATAATGTTCAAGCTCTTTTCGCTGAAGCAGGTCAAGCTACTGGTGGAATCGCAGCACCACCAGCAATGGGTGGTAAGAGACGTTATACAAAACGCGGAGGTAATGATGGAAGTGTAGGTGCTACAAATCATCCAGCAACTGACCCATCTGGTTTAAATGCTGCACCAGTAGGCGGTAATCAACAAATTTTACCACCACCACCTGCACCAGCTCAAGCATCTCCTCCACAAGTTATGCAACCACCACCATTACCAGTAAATGCAGGAGCACCACCAGAAGTCGCTCCAGTTCCACCACCTGTAACTGGTGGAAAACATCACCGCAAAGGTCGCCCATGTGAACACACTAAAGGCAAACGCCACCACAGCCCAGCTCACCGCCGTGGACGCCCATGCCACAGCGGAGGTTCATTAGCAACTGATGCTACTCTTGAAACCTCTTTCTCTCCTCTTCTAGAACAAAAAGTAGAAGCAGGAGAACAAGGAAAAGTAGGTGGAACACATCACCGTAAAGGTCGCCCATGCGAACACACTAAAGGCAAACGCCACCACAGCCCATCTCACCGCCGTGGACGTCCATGCCACAGTGGAGGTATGGCAGCAATTGACCAAGTAAATGAATTAGCTGGTCAAGTTAAAGGAGGTTTAAATGCTATTTATTAGAATATTTTTGAACCCATTGATTTAATGAATTTTTACTAGTAGTATCTGGAGTTTCTCGAATATTATCAGTATATTTCACATAAATATCAAAAAATATATTTAAATTTTGAATAAATTCGGGTGACTCTTTATAAAATCCTTTATGAGTTTTAATAACAGATTTAATAAATTTCCATTCTATTTTTTCAGACAATTTTTTATTTTTATACAATAATTTAACATCATTAAAAGATATTTCGGTCTTATCATTTACTCTATTATGTAATTTATAAACCCATTCTGGTATATCATTAATATTTTGTGGTATTCTTAAAATATTTAAATGATTTTCAATATTCTGTCTACATGTACCACATGGTAATATTTCTTTTAAAGTACCAAAAATAGCATTAATATCATCTAAATTTTTAATTAAAAAAGATAAACGATGTAATATATGCCATCCTCCAGAACCCCATATTGATGGATTAATCCCTTTTCTATTCATTGTTGTCATCTCTGTATTTTATATTAAGATATTTTGTATTAAACCATATATGTGATCTACATTGTTTTTCATATAAATTCATATGTTCTGGTAGTTCTTTAAGAATATACCATCCACGATTTATCGCATTTTCATTTGATTCTTGAGGAACTTTCTTAAATTTATGTAAAACTCCTTTATATCTAATAATAATATGTGATGAGGAATCCATTTAATATATCAATTAATAATTACTTAAATCAATTTTTTGCGTAATCTCAATATGGTTTTTATCCTGATTATATTGATAATGCAAGATTCAGTATCATTACCTAGTATTGAGAATCCAGAAGAAGAAGCCAATATATTATTAGATATATCAGAATCTGATAAAGTAATACCAGAAGTTATATCATGGGATTATCATAAAGAATCCGAAGTACAAGTAATCGAATCATTATGGGAAGATTCAGGTTTAGAAAAATGGGCAAAATCTTTACCAATTACATATGGTGCGTCAGAATATATATGGAATTTCATTCGCAATCCAACATACGATAAGAATTTATTATTAGCCAGACAATCTTCTGTTAAAAATATGCCATCAACAATATATGATGATTTAAAAACAATAAAATCATATGAAAAAGATGTAGCATGGATATTTACTATGCCACCATTAAAAGAAGCATATCCAATTAGTTCATTATTTCCATCATATCCTATAATCAATTTAATTAATAATATGCAATACATACTTGATTTATTTCATATTTATCGTATTTTTATAATGCCTCTATTTAATTTAATTACACCAATAGTAACATTATTTAGTCCATGGTTTTATATAAGAAAGACACTTAAATTAAATATTGGATTAAAAGCATATTTAGAAGTAATATGGAAAGGGTTATTATATGCACTAAGTGGTGATAGAAAAATGGGTGTAAAATATATATCACTTATATTTTATATATTTTTATACATTTATGGTTTGATACAAAGTCTTGAAATTTCAAAAATATTATATAAAATCCGAAATAATTTATTAACAAAATTAGAAAATATTCGTAAATTTATTACAGCATCTGAAAGGCTTATTAGTAGTTTAAGTGTTGATAATATAACACCATTTTTATATAATTATAAAATACGTCCTAAAATTGAATTACCAAGTGGTATAGCTGGTATGTATAAAATATTAACAGATAGAAAGGTTCAAGGACATATACTATGTTTATTACGTGTAGTATATGCAATTGATATTAGTTCAAGTATTCGTAAACTAGTAGATACAAAACAATGTGTATTTAGTGAATATGTCGATAATAAAGATACAGCAATATGGAATATGGGACATGTAATATTAGGAAAAGAACAAATTAGAAATCCGGTATCATTAAATAGAAGTATAATAGTAACTGGACCAAATGCAGCAGGTAAAACAACATATGTAAGAGCAATATGTACAAACATAATATTAGGACAAAGTTTAGGAATAATATGTGGTTCTCGTGGACGTATTAATATAGTACATGGTATTGGTTCATTTATGAGAATATCAGATGAATTAGGAATATCAAGTCTATTCGAAGCTGAAACAAATAGATGTGCTGATTTAATAAAACAAGCAGAAGAGTTTTCAAAAAATAATAAGAAAGCAATTTATTTCTTAGATGAACCGATGCATTCAACTCCGCCAATTGAAGGTTCTGCTACATCACTTGCAGTAATAGAACATTTAGGAAAATTAGAAGGTATTAGATTATTAGTAACAACACATTACCATAATTTAATAGAATTAGATAAAATACCGGAATTTATAAATGTATCAATGAAGGCAAATAATACGGAAAATGGGTATACATTTCCATATAAGATTAATAAAGGAGCATCATACCAATGTATTGCATTAGAATTATTAAAAGAACATAATTTACCAGATAATGTTGTAAAACGTGCGATTGAAGTGAAAAACAAAATATGTGAAGTAATGATAAATGATTACTGATTCATCTCTTCTTGTTCAAATGCAACTTGCATTAATTGGAATTGTATTAGTAACTGGTCTATTTTATCTATGGCGTTCATTATGTCGCATTGAGGATAAAGTAACTCGTATATCAACAATGTGTTCTAAATGCCCATGTATGCCATCATTAAACAATCAAATACCAGTACCTACTAAATTAAATGTTTCACCACCAAAAGCTGAGATTGAAAATGATTTTCGTGTAGCACCACTTAATTTTTCTGATGCAAATTCGGCAACAGATGAACTAATGAAACAAGTTTTTGGAAATATCGAAGAAGAAGATAATGAAGTTAAAGAAACTAGTGTTATAATTGAAGATGTAGTTGAAGAAGAACAACCGAATGCAGATGATGCTTCTGATAAAAAAGTAGGTCATTATACACCAGATGTTGATATTGATAGTAAATCAGATATTACAGATAATACAAATCCATTATCAAAATCGAAGCTTACAAAAATGAATGTAGAAGAACTTAAAAATTTATGTATTCCACGTGGAATTGATGTTAATGGAAGTAAAAAAGTATTAATTGACCGTTTATTAGGACTTTCCCGAGACTAAAAATATTAATCTTAGAATATAATAATAGATAATGTCAAGTTGCACTTCATGCGAAGGTGTTAATCCCCAAGCAATGTGCCCATCAAGAATGGGTGGTGGTATTTATATGACTGATTATAGACCTAGATGTACTGTAAATGCAGAATTATATAACATGGTTAAATCTGCTGGAATGGTTCAATCATCATATGATTCTCGTATGTTTTTACAACATAATGCCGAAAAAGTAATGCAAAATGAATTTGATAGAGCAGTTAATACATTAGCCCCATGTGCTCCATGCTTACGTTCTCCAAATGATCCAGGAACAATGGCACCTGATCGTTATGTAGTAAGATGTGATGCAGTATCATGCTCTCGTGAAGAAGTCAATCCATTTGGAATTGGTGATGGAAGAAATTACAAATGAAATGGGGTATGATTAATAATATTTGTTGGTTTTGTTGATGGATTAATTAAAATATATCTATCATTAGTATCGTATATTGCTTTAATACTTTTTAATAAATCATAATATTTCGTATTAATACTGAAATTGCGACAATATCCTATGATATATTGACATATATCAGTACATTCTGAATTTAGAGTGATACCATCAGATAATAACCAATCATAAAGATGTGCAATACGATGTATATCTACACGTGAACTTTTAAATTCTTTTTTAGCTGGTTTTACTTCCCCAAAATCCCATAATACCCAATGTTGTCCTCTATTTAATATATATATATCATCATTTTGAATTTTATAATGTGTATATTTATTTGCATATGATGGAACATCGTGATATAAAATATTTCCCCAATGTAAATCATTATGTACTATCTTTTCTTTTTCGAATCCCATACATCCAATAATTGTTTGCAATATCATTGATACAAATTGTCCTTTAGTAAAATGTAATTTACTAAGAAATGTTTTGAGGTCACCATTTGCGAGTTCATTTAATACAACAAGACATTTCTTGTTTGGACGATTTTGTAATGCACCTTGATATATACAAGATTTGCATTCTTGATATTCATATATTATAGGAAAATGTGGATTTTTATTTTGAAGAACATAGTCATTGAATTTTTCGTATAACTTAATTTCTTTTTTATTTTTTAATAAACTTGGCATTAATTTAGCAGCAACAATCATATCTGTATTTTTATAATTTGCTTTTACAATATATGCTTCGCCATTAATACTTGGAGTACCTATACGTTTAACAATAGAGAATTCTTTTTTAAGATTACATAAACTGTCTTTATGAAGTTTTGCTAAAGTAGATACATGTTTGTAAAAACGAATACGGTCACCCATAGGAAATTGTAATAATTTTCGTATACCTTCACTACTAGATTCTTTATTGCTTTGTTCACTAATTTGTTTAACATCACTTTTAGTTATAATTGGAGCAACATTATGATTGCCTGTAATAATATTATTAAAAATTACTGCAGCATCTTGTTTTAGATTTACTTCTAAATTATTAATATGTTCATAAACAATTAAACATATTTCTGGAATAGTTAATTTATTTGTTACTAATCCTAATTTATCTGCATATTCAATTAAACTTTTTTTACCACTTTTAGTTTTACATATTTGCAAAAAAGTTTCATAATGTCCTGGTTCACAACTATTACCGTTCCAATTACACATATTATCTTTATTACATACTTTTTCAGTTTTACGTCCTTTACATCTTATACCAGGCATAGTTCTAAAAATATGATATAATAAAATCTGTTATCATTGTAATGAATAGTACACCATCAATATACAAAAATAATTTTGTTCAATGTTCTGTTACTGTAGATGAACATAGAATATTAACAATTAGTGGTAATGTAAATAATCCACTTTCATATAAATTTATGAGAATATTTTCAGCAAGTCCAATGAATAATATGACAAATTATGCTGGAAGTGGTTTACCATTTCCGTGTCCACAATTTGCATTTGAAGGGACACCAAATTCAGAAGTAATAAATGCAGACGGTTCATTTAATGTTGAATTTATATATCCAAATAGTTATTATACAACTGATGGTTTAACAAAAGTTCCTCCAGCATTATTCTTTACATTAGTACCAAAGAATGGAGAAGAAATAAACGTAAGATTTGATTTAGCAGATGAATTACCATTACGTACTTTAACATATCGTACTAATTTCCGTCATGGACCTCAATTTTATGCTGCAAAAGAAGAGTTAATAGGTGTACGTTCAGCCGAAGCCACAATGTATTATTTGAAAGATTATAAGAGTAGATATAATATTGCTTAGATGTATGTTGGTACTTTAGTTTCACTAAGAAACTGTTGTAATAATACTTTAGCAGTATTTGTGTCTAGATTCTTAAATATATCGAGTTGCAAGAGAATGCATTTTTTTTGTATATAATCACGAATACTTTCATAATGATTAATATATTTCTCAGCCTGTTCTTTTTCTTTGGGTTTCAAAATCATGTTATTGACAGTCATATATTTCAATATATTATAAGAACTTTTGCACGATGTTAGAATTTCAGATATTTTTGAGGGCATCGTAGATCTCATACAATAACAAGTATCTAATAGTCTATTTAAATTATACCAACACAACTTATGTTTCTTTGTAGATAATAAATAGATAACTAATTTATCTTGACCATTACAAATATAACTACGTATATCTTTTTGTATTTTATCTTTCAAAGGATTAGTATATTTTGGATATAGGCTTGAGAAATCATGTACTTTTATGTTAGTATAGTTTAGAGATATGGGTTGAAATGCATTCATTTCGTCACCATCGAAATCAGAGAGCCAAGTCTGATCATTTAGATAATTCATTTTTAAAAATAAAGAAATAAAAATAATCAAATTTTAATATTTTTCTGTTTATGAAAATATAATTTAAGATAGAGCTTTAGCCATATTTTCATCTTCAGTAATACAAGAAGTTTTATCATAAGTTTCTGGCATATAAGAGTGCCATTGTTTATCACCGCCATAAAGTGATTCTCTTTGAAGTCTTTTAGAATATTTAAATATTGAACGAGACACTTCATCTTCTTTAGCATGTAACATAACTAATAGTGATTGAAGTGGTGCATCTCCCCAACGGAAATAGAAAATAGAACCGTTTTTATCAATTTCTTCAATGTCACGAATGACTTCTTTGCGTTGCCAAAATTTAGTGCTTGTAATAAAAAAATTATTGTAATACATAATTGGCATTGATAATTTAATTTTTTCACCAATATTAGGTAATGGGTCTTGTGTTAGAGATAATATAGTTCTTAAAGGATGAATAACAACAGTACGTGATGGTATTTCTTGTGGAATAAACATTTGTTCTATTTTAGATTTAGATTCTGGATGTATTTTCTCAAAGAATTCTTTCATTCCATAACAGCAAATGCCACAATCAACATGTAAAAGATTAGAAGTATATACTAGATTTTTAGTTTTCATCTTTTCAAACATATCAGGTACTGGTTCTTCAATAAAAGAATCATCATCTAATCTCATAACATAATCATATCCAGTTGTATATTTTTGGAAATTAACAATCCAAAAACGGCACATCATACGATATTTTTCATTACGCCAATATGGAACAGCATTAGCTTCAATGCATCGTTCCATTTTATGACGGTCAATATGGTCGGGTAGTTTAAAATCATCTGGGTCAAGTGTACGGAAACTTACACAATGGCGTGATGATTTACGAATACTTGTAAGAATTTCTGTTTGAGCTTCGGCATCAAAATCACCTTCGTGAAGGATAATTACAGGATAGTTATATTTAGCGTTAAAGTTTTTAAAGAGGAAATATAGAGAAGTTTTAAGATAAGTTTTGCGAACATCAGTATTTTGCGTTAAAATAAAAATAGCGGCATTTATTTTTGAAGAAGACATTTTAGATTATTTAAAAACGAAATCTTTATATAACTATATTATTTGAATGAACGAAGCATTAGAACAAATTGATTTAAAAGATGCTAATTTTATTCGACTTGCAGAAAAAATACAGAGGATTCGTAATTGTTTACAGATTTTACGTAATAAAGTATTGAATAATAAATGTTGGACTTATAAAACAATGGTATTTCCATTACGGGAACTTGATATAGATAATATTGAAGAAGAACTTGATAATATGATAGAAGAATGTATTAATAATAATCTTGTGTAGCTACATTTTGAAAATAAATGTTGTGAAAAAAAGAAATTTTATAAAAGAATGTCAAAGTATAAAATATATTTTCAGAAAATCTTAAAAGTTTATTTTATTTTGTAGCTACATTTTATTTATCATTTTTCGATACCTATATATAACTTGTTGTTTCCTTAAATCATTTTAACGGATTAAGATATAAAATTGTTCCATTCAATGAAGAAGCAAATGTTACCCATAATATATATGGTATTAATAATAAAGCAGCAATTCTATCATATTTATTAAAATAGAATATTGTTGTTATTATTGATAACCATAATAATCCAATTATAATTAATGCAAGTTTAATTTTATGGAATCTAAAGAATACTGGAGTCCATAATATATTTAATGTTAATTGAATTGTATAAATAACTAAAGGAAGTGGATTCTTTGTTTTTTCATATATTCTATATGATGCATAACCCATCATTAAATATAATATAGACCATACTGGACCAAATAACCATGATGGAGGATTCCATTTTGGTTTTTTAAGAGATTTATACCATTCAGTGTTACCAGATTGAGAGAAATAACCTGATAAAAATCCTAATAATAACGGTGTTAATAAAAATAACAACAATTGTATATTCATTTGCTATACATAATATTTATTTTTCTAAAATCCTATACTATTCCAGAAACTTGCAGATGCTGGAGTTGCTGCAGAAGGAGCTGGTGCAGGTATAGACGAAGCTGGTGATGGATTTGTAGTATTATTTAAATTTGCAGTAGGATTTGTAGCATCTTGGACTAATGTATTATATACTGTTTGAAATCCTGTATTTGGTACAGTTGAAGGAGCTTGATTTGGTGGATACGATGCTGGAGTGGTTGGTGGAGGAGTAGATTGATTTGCATTCATTGACGATGAAAGAAATCCTCCTAATAATGAAAGTAATTGATTTCCTGCAACATCAGGTGTTACTCCTGGTATTGCAGGTATAGTAGGAGAAGGTGAAGGTGTATTAGTATTAGTAGATTTCATTTTATTTCGAACTGCTTGTGCTGCATCACTTGCAGTTTTTGGGTCTTTAATAGGGTCGTATATTGTACCAATTTCAGAATTATTTCCTGTTATATTAGATTCTTTATTATTTGTTGAAGATGGAGATGGTGTTTTAGAATCAGAATGTTTATTTAATCCTCTTTTAATATCTAATATACTGCATTGATGTAATTCATCAGTTGATATATTTGCATTACCTTTTTGTTTAATTTGCCAATGTTTTTCTTTTGGTATTTTTTGTTCTGTTGAAACTAAGTTTATATTACATGTTTCTAAACTTTGACTGCAATCTGCGAGTTTAGAATTACATTGAGCTAATTCATCTACACTACCATCAATAGTTGATTGTAATTTTGTAATTATTGCTTGTGCAGCTGTTAATTCATCTTGTAATGCAGCATAACCACCTGCTTGTTGTTCAAAATATTGACCTATTTGTGCTAAATCATTTCTAGTTAATATAATATTATAATGTGCAAATGCTATTAATCTCATATCCCAATTTTGATTTAAGTTAATTTGTATTGGTGATAATCCTAATTTTATCTCATCATTTACTGGATCTAAATTTGCGTTATTTGCAATAGACCCAATATAAAATGTGGCTGTTGGTTTAGTTTTATTAGTATTATCAAATACTAATGAATATAGAGTTGTATTACCATTTGACATAATAGTTGTTACTGGAATATCCCAACTATAAGTACTACCTGCATTTCCTAATATTAAATGTAATGATATATTATTTTGATCTTTTGGATGTAAAGACAATATAACTTTATTTGGAGTTTCTGCAAATGCTTGATATAACATGATTGGTGTAGTAGCATTTGTAAATACTATACTATTGAATTTTCCATAAAATAATATACTAAAGCTTTCTAATGTATCATATGTTGATGGGTCTGCAAATTTATTTGACTCGGGTCCAATTAATGTAACATTTTTAATTGGTAATCCACGATTAGTCATTTTTAATGGAGTATTAATGAAAGTAAATTTTGTAGTATTACCATCTCTTCCATCTATCCAACTATTCTTAGAAATATCAAAAGTAGTATTTTGTTTAGAATCAACATTAAAAGCATTTACGAACATAACCAAATTTTCAAGATATGGCATTTCTTTTATACCACTTGATTGTGTAGTCTTTACAGCTCCAGCTATAGCTCCACTTACATCTGCTACAGCTCCAGCAACTGCTCCACTAGCACCATTTACAGCTCCAGAAACAGCTCCACTAGCACTGTTTACAGCTCCAGAAACAGCTCCACTAGCACTGTTTACAGCTCCACTAGCACTGTTTACAGCTCCACTAGCATCTGCTACAGCAGGATTATTAACTAAACTATTTACTTGATTAACAATTGCAGAAACTGCTGGATTTGCTCCTAATGCTACATCTATAGAAGTACTAAAGTCTTCTTTCACATAATATTTTGATATTATAAATATTGCAAGTATACCTATGATTAAACTTATCCAATATAATATATGTTTTCCTTTTATCATTCTTATACTATAAATATATAATCAAAAAACAAAAATTGATATAAGAAAAACAATATATATAATATATAAAATGACGGAAACACTTTCTTTATCATCTGAAAGTTTATCTGAAGACAATGATAATGTTATTAAAATTGAAGATTTAATTGAAACAGAACCAATGTATCATGTTCTTGCTGAATTTCTTGAAACAAAAGATAATAAAAATATTGCTACTGTTCTTCAAGAAATCTGCGAACAATTAAAACAGATTAATTTAACTATTTCTTCTTTGAGAACTTCTTCTTCACAAACGGTTGTTGCGGAGGTGCAGGAGACTCCTTAATATCTTCTTTAGTTATTGTATTATCTAGAACCTTATCCCATAATGATTTATCGAATCTTATATTCTTTCCAGATTGTTTTAAATATAAACCATATTGACCAATATTAACTTCATAATCAGAGTCATTTATTTTCTTTGGTAATGAAATTATAAATCGAATATCATCATTTGTTAAATCTTTTATTTCTTTGCTTCTCCATTCAATATATGGTTTTATAGAATAAAATTTTTTATTAGTTGTATTATATATTGCTTCTCCATATTTTGTATTAATTATTTTACAAGATAATTCAGGAAATTCACGTATTGCTTCTTGCTTTTCTTTTTTAACTTTTGGAATATTTTCAGCTTCATTTATCGAGTTTTTAAAATTATTATAAAATAAATTTAATACGTTATTTTTATTATCATTTCCTTCAGATATTTTGTCTAAAGATTTTTCCATATTAGACGTAAATTCTGTATCAAGTAAATATGGAACTATTGTATTTAAGTGGTCTTTAATTTTAATTCCTAATTCTGTTGGAACTAGTTTATCTTTATCTGTTCCTCCAATATTTATTACAGCTTCTTCTTTTTTAATTTTCTTAATAGTGTCCATTTTTAAAATATAATTAGTTACATTCACATTTTTTTGCGGATTCATACCTTTTTCAACATATTTCCTATCATATAATTTATCAATAATAGTCGCAAATGTTGATGGACGACCAATTCCATCTTTTTCTAATGTTTTAATTAAACCAGGTTCATTATATAATCCAGTTGGTTTAGTAACATTTGCAGTTGCTCTATATTCATCTACTGTTACATTTAATTCATTTATATTATTGAATTTTGAAATATCACCAATTTTGATATCAGGAGACCATACTTTCAAATATCCAAGTTCTTTTAATATACTTATTTTTCCAATAAAACTATATTCACAATTATTATTAACAATCCTATAACTAATATCTAAATATACAGCTGATTTCATTTGTGAAGATATACTTCTACGCCATATAATGTCATAAATTTTTTTATGAAAATCAGTTAATTCATCTGATAAATCTGCTTTTTTAATATGATGATTTGTAGGATGAATCGATTCATGAGCTTCTTGCGCATGTTCATTATTTGACTTATATTCTCTTTTCTGCAAATCTTTTTCATATAATTCTTCAATTACTTCACATATATTATTTTGTGCATCAGTTGATATTACAGGTGAATCAGTTCTCATATATGTTATCAAACCTTGTTCATATAAATTTTGTGCAATTTGCATTGTTTGTTTAGCAGAAATACCATATCGTTGATATACTTCTTGTTGTAAGGAAGATGTAATAAATGGTTTTCCTGGACTCTTTTTAGTTTCTTTTTGCGAAAAAATAATTTTCCATTCTGCATGTTTTTTTAATTCATTTAAAATTTCTTTAATATTATCAATATTATCTTTATCCATTTTCCCTTCAAATTCACCAAATGTACCAAATATTTCGTAATATATTTCAGGTTCATGATTAATTGCATCGTTATATCTATTTACAATAATGTTTAATGCAGCGCTTTGGACACGACCTGCACTTAATTTGCTTTGTCCAAAATGACTCCATAATAGAGGACTTAATTTATATCCAATAACTCTATCTAAAATTCGTCTAGTTTCTTGAGCATTAACAGCATTCATATCAATATCATTAGCATTTTCAATAGCTTGTTTTAAAGCTGATTTAGTAATTTCATTAAATGTAATACGTTCATAATCTTTTCGTTTTAATTTTAAAAGATTACGAATATGAAATGAAATAGCATGTCCTTCTAAATCACGATCCGATGCTAAATATATTTTATTAGCTTCTTTTGCACATTTTTTAAGATTTTTAATAACATCTTTTTTATTATCAATAGGTTGATATGTTACAGACCAATCATCAGTATTAACACCTAATTCTTTAGAAGGTAAATCAACAATATGACCGAAACTAGCGATAACTTCAAATTTAACATTTGGAAAAAGATTATTCAGATATTTTGATATTGTTTTAGCTTTTTGATTTGATTCAACAATAACAAGTGCTTTCTGCATATTATAATAATAAATAAAAATTAAGATTCAATTTTTTACTCTTCTTTATTATTATTAAATTCTAATAATATATGCCATTCAGGCACTAATTCGTTATAATTATCATAAAATAAATACAACGCTTTACAATATGAATCAATTTCTATTTTTTCTAAATGTTTTATCCAATTCAATAATATTTCATGTCTTTTCGATATTTTTACTTCTTCTTTACTTATATATTTATCAGGATTATATCTTATAAATAAAGTTGGCATTCCGAATGCTTGTGATATATTTATCATTCGAATCTGTTCACATTCACAAGGATAACTTTTATGTTGGTTTTCATCAACTTCTAAACATATCATGTGTGTATTTGCATCAATAATAAAATCTGGACGAGATTTATTACATTCTCCATTATCAATCATTTTATCATACGATAAATATTTAATTTCATTATAATTTAATAGTTCTTTTATTATTTTTTCTTTTGCGTGTAATACTTTATGAATTATTTGAGGGTCACAAGTATTACATAAATTATCTTTATTTAGTATATCTTTCATATAACACATTAAACATTCTTTTAAGCCTAAATTAATTGCATCAGATGGTGTATGTGTTTCACAATATCGTATTTTATCTTTTTCAAATAGTCCGACATTATTACAATTATTACATTTTTTAGATGAATATAATACCATATCCTTTTCTTTATGACTAGCACATGTTATAGCTTTATTTCCAATTCTACCATAAATTGGTCTTTTATTACAGTCACTAGATTCACATTTTTTATTTTTAATATCAATCATATTAATTTCTTTATGAGCTAAACAATATATAGGTTTATTGCTATCTTTATTACCATAAATTGGTATTTTATTACATTCAGTATATTGACATTTTTTAGATTTTAAATCAATCATATCATATTCTTTATGTTTTACACAGAATATAGGTTTAGTTCCAATTTTACCATAATTAGAATGTATATTACATCCATTAAATTTACATTTATTAGATTTTATATCAATCATATTTACTTCTTTATGTTCTTTACAATATATAGCTTTAGTCCCAATTTTTCCATAAGAAGGACGTGTATTACATTCAGTATATTGACATTTATTAGATTTTATATCAATCATATACTGTTCTTTATGTTTAATACAGAATATAGGGTTTTTACTTCCTATATTTCCATAACATGGTTGTGTATTACAATTTACTGATTGACATTTTTTATTTTTAATATCAACCATATCTGGTTCTTTATGTTCTTTGCAATAAATTATATTACTTTCTCCTATTTTTCCATAAATTGGTCTTTTATAACAATTAATTGATTGACATTTTATTGATCTTATATCAATCATATCAGATTCTTTATGTTTTGCACAGAATATAGGTTTTAAACTTCCGATTGTATTATAAGATGGTTGTTTATTACAATTTACTGATTGACATTTTTTATTTTTAATATCAACCATATTTGGTTCTTTATGTTCTTTGCAAAATCTTGGTCTAGCTCCAATTATACCATAATATGACTGTTTATTACAACCATTAAATTGACATTTAGACATTTTGAATGTATAAATATAAAAATTAAGTTATTGAATTCATTTTTTTGCCTTTTCTTTCTTCATTTTAGCATATATAGGTTTTGCGTGTTGAAGTGCTTCCTTAAGTGAGCAATTATGTTTTGTCTTCATTTCCATAACAAGTTTATTCCATTCTCCTAAACCTTTAGGTGCTTTTCCGCCTTCTTGTGCTCCTGCCATATCTATTATAAATGACTATAATAATTTTATATATCTAATTGCATAGATACTTTAGGAATTCGGCGAGTAAGAGATTGTTTAATAACAACTGGTCTCTCGGCTTCAAATAACTTTTTAAGTAATTCAGATGCACTGATAGTAGTATCTCCTAATTTTTCTATTTCGGTTTTAACTGTAGCTAATTTTAATGGCACTTTACAATTACGAACATTTGATTTAACAATACCTTGATTTGTGTTTAAATTATCATAGCCATATTCAATCATAAATTCTTGTATTTTTGTCGATAAAGCTTTTTGATGAATACGTCTTTCACGTATAGCAATAGCTAATTTATGTACTTGGTCATCAAGCTTCATCCATTCAGCAACTTGATTTTTAAAATTAGTTAAATCTTCTTGACTTGGTATTGGTTTTTCTGGAAAACTCTTCTCGTCATATAGTTCAGTCATTCTTATTGTATCTTATACTTAAGAAATTCTTAAATATATTTCAAACGCCTATTAACGAGTATTTTGTGCTAAAGGTAATTGATTTGTATTAACTTCATCTTGTTTTAAATCTAAATCACGTTGTATTCTATATGCATCCATATCTATTGTTTTCTTAGTTCTAGTTTCTTCTTGAAATGGTAATGTATTATCAACTATTTTTTCATCATTATCTATATTAGTCCATCCATATAATCTATCAGATAATATACTATAATCAGTTTCACTTTTATCTGTTACTGTTGAAAATGGGTCTGAAAATCCAGAACGGATACTAAAAGCTATTGGTTCTGCTAAATTTGTAATATCATTTGTATTCTGGATAATAGTAGGGTCCTCTTTCTTTTTCATTAATATACCCTGAGTTGGTAATAATAAATAATCAAATACTTGTTTACCAAATAATAGTTTTTTTTCAGGTAATACCATAAGAGCAGGTACTGCATGAATTTGAGGAGGGGGTTTTTTACCTAATATTTTAAGATTTTCAATTGAGACTTGTTTAATTAAACCATTTGTATCGTGTCTTTTAATAGTTTCTATTAACATACGACAATGTGCACAATATTCACTATGAAATAGTATCATTACAATTTAAATAGGATTAGTTTAATAGTTATTTTACGCAAAAAATGAAAAGTCACCTAAAGATTTAATAATATATATAATTAATGGCAACCCTATTTCAAAATATAAACGAAGGAATTGATGATCCTTCAAACAGATTTTCTTTTGAATGCAAAAATATGGATTTATCAATGATAAATGGTTTAAAACGTATTATTCAAACTGATATTCCTATACCAGGATTTTTAGGTGAAGAACATCCTACAATAAATATAATTGAAAATACTGGTCCTCTTCATAATGAAATTATTTCGCATAGAATTGGTTTAATTCCTATTCATTTAAATGAAGATGAAGTAGAAACATTTAACGAAGATGATTATGAATTCGAATTAAATGTTAAAAATGAATCAAGTATTATGATTAATGTAACAACAAATGATATTGAAATTACTTACAAAGGAGTAGTTATGACTCCGAAAGATAAACAAAGAATATTCCCTGCAAATAAATTAACTAAAAATTATATATTGATAACTCGTCTTCGTCCAAATGAACATTTACATTTTACAGCAAAAGCAATTAAATCGACAGCTCGTCAACACGCCGGTTTTAGCCCAGTATCATTATGTTCATTCTATTTTATAGAAGATCCCAAACTTCTATCTCAAATTGAAAATATAAATATTCTTGATAAAGAAAGAGCATATTATAGAAATGAATTCGGTGATCCGACTTTAGTTAAATTTCAAATTGAATCTGAATGTGCTTTATCACCAAGATATTTAGTATCAAAAGCAATTGAAATATTGATGCAAAAATTAGATAATATTATATATAATATTAATGATTTGTCGAGTGAAAATATTAAAATAGAAGAAACAGAACCAGGTTATCTATTTATAATTAAAAATGAAGATGATACATTGGGAAATTTCCTTCAATCATATATGCATAATCATTATATTCGCGATAAAAAACCAACAACACAAAATAATGAAGTAGGATATGTTGGATATGTATGTCCTCATCCATTAGAAAATATTATGCATCTTAAAATTGTTATAAAGAGTAATCAAAACCAAAGTCAATATATCGATTTAATAATAGAACATTGTCGTCGAACTCTAAGTTTTCTACAAGAGGTAAAATCACAATGGCTAAAATCTAAGTAAATAATAGTAGATGGAAGAAGATATAATTGAAGAAGATGAACTACTTCCAGAAATTGAAATTAGAGAATATATTACAATCGATGAAATGATTGAATTTAATCCCAAATTTATTGCTTTTAATGAAGAAGAATTAGAGAGTCTTTTTAAACAACTTTTAAATAAAAATCCTAAAGCATTTCTTAAAATACATTCTAATATTATTAAATCTGAACGTATTAATGTTATAGATTATATTAAACCTACTTTAGATGTATCTTATAATAATTATGATGATTTAAGTGAAATACTTGATGAATATGAACGTATAAATCGTGCCGCAAATTATTCATTACAAAAATACTTGTCTGACAAAAATTCATTACCATATATATGGGATGTTAATAATACAAAAGTAAATTTCCCGATAATAGATAAACAATATGAATTTTTGTTAAATACAAATAAACATAATTATGCTAGATTTTTATCATTTGATAAAAGTGAAAAACTATCACTTATAGGAGCTCGTTGGAAACCTTTATTATTTACAAAAGACAATTTTATAAGTGAAACAGCAAAATACAAGAAATATCCATATATAAAAGTAGCTAATAAAGATATAAATGAAGATTTAAATAGATGGTTAATAAAATATGTGACTCCTTCATTAGTTAGTATTTTACAGAAAAATATTAAATATAATACATCAATACATGATATCCGTTCTCTTTTATCACATCATGGTATAATCTTTGATAATTTAGAAGAAAAAGATTTTCAAATATTAAGTGAATATTTAGAATCAATTATAGAAAGTAATATTGAAGATACTGAAGTTAAAAATAGATTAAAATTGAAAAAAAGAAAATGGAATACTTCAAATTTAGAATTTTGGGATATTTTAAAAAGTCATTATAAAAGTTTTGTATTTTATAAAAATTCCGAAAATAAAAAAGCATTAGAAGATAAAATAGCAAATTATATAGCTATTTTGCCTAGAGGAGAAAAATCTAAAGAACCATTAGATGTTTATAAATTTGCTCAATCTATTTCTTCTAATGATATGACTCATGCAGAAGTTATTGAAATAATTAAAAATAATTATTTACATATATTGTATTTAATTAGTGATAATTTATTTAAATCAGTAACTGCATTTAAATTACCAGAAGATGATAAAGATATTGATAGAGAGAAGGAATTATATGAAAAAACAAATAAATCAATATTATTAGAATCACGTCATAAATTTATTGACAAATTTACTGATTTATCAGAAATTATAGAAGGAAATAATACAAATTTATATGACGGTTCTCCATTTGCAGGATTAGATAATGTATTTGAAGAAACTAAAAATGAATTTATTGAATTAAAAGAAGAAGAAGAATTGGAAACAGAATATGACCCTGAATTTTTAATAGAAGATGAATTTGAAACTTATCCTGCTTTGCTAGATTGTAATAAAGGTTGTCTTGATATATTAAGTAAAATTGTACCACAATTAAAAGCAATATCTATAGCATCTGGTTTACCAATTGATATTAATTCAATAATTTATCGTATTAATACATATGTAGTTACATATTCAAGAGTTGAAGAATTAACACAGAAGATTCAAGATTTACCTGAAATTATTGCAAGAAGAATAATAAGTTGTCCGACTATTGAATCATCTTTAGAGTATATTAAACAATTAATGAATGTAAATGTATCACAAGAATTAGAAACATTATATCCAACAATTTATATAAATTGGGAGAAAAATTGTAAAACTCAATTAAAACTAGCATTAACTATGTGGTGGTTAGATTTAATCGAAATGTCTTTATTTGGTAATCTAAATTTTTCTATATTAAGTGGAATGATTGAATATGCTGATTTATGGAGTCCATTTGGTCTTCCAGTAGAAGAATCAAAACAGAATACACAAGGTATATTCTATTATATTACTGCTGTAACCACTGATATATTAAGTTCTATACCAGATAAAAATCGTATACATTTAGATACATTACGCAAAGATATTATAGAAAATGGTAATAAAATATTCAAAGATAAAATAGAAGAATTAAAAGAAAGATGGGTTATTGTTAAAAATACTTCTTTAACAAAAGATAAAGCTAAAAAAGTGAAAGATAAATTAACAGAAGTAATTAATGCTATACAGACTAAAAAACCTGTAAATAATGCTTTAGGTACATATGTAGAATCTTATTTATATTTACCAACATTATTACCAAATTCAGGAACAAAGAGAAGAAATAATATATCATGGGGTCAAGGATGTTGTTTAATAAACATAAACGATGATTATTCTGCAGATAAAGATTGGAAAAAAGATTTAATTGCATTATGGCGTTTAAAACAAGGTTTTGCAAAAACAAAATGGTCTACATCAAAACGAGGATTTTTGAAAAAAATGGAAAAAGATAATGTAGCTACAAAAAAAGATGAAGCTGAAGTTATTAAACTTAAGAAATTAGATATTGTACTTGATGATATAACAAATGATAAAACAATTATTTCGAATGATAATTGGTTACCTGAACATTATAATAAAAAATTAAAGGCTGAATATGAAGGAAATATATTTGCAAAAGAAATATTAGAAACAACAGTTGAAAAATTATATGGTAATTTAACAACTAAAAAACAAAAATTATTACAAAATGCATTAGATATAATAATAAAAGACGTTGAATCAGTAATACGTAATATTAGTTATATAACATTAAATTTACAACGAATTTTATTGAAAGAAGAATTAAATACAGTTTTTGATGATAGTTTAAAAATTATAAAAGAAATTAAGGGTGTTTTAAATAATTTAGAATATACAAATGCACCAATTGTAATATATGCTTTTGCATGTATATTAGCATTACCAGGACAGTTAATAGATAAATCTATAATAAAACCAATAAATAATGATATATATCAGAAAATATTAAATGAAAATTACGATAGTATAGTTAAGTCGATAACAGGATATGAAATGTTATCAAAAACAGATATTCAAGAATATATTACATCTCAACGTGAATTACAAAAAGAAGAAAAATTAAATTTCCAAGACGAATTAAGTAATGAAGATCGTAAAATTTTAGGAGATTTAAAAAGATTCAAACTTACGAATGTAATAGATGAAGCTATGAGAACTCAAAAAAGAGTAATTGAAGAACAAGCTGATGAAGCTGAAGAAATGAATTATATGAATGATGACAGAGATGCAGATAGAGATGATGATAATCTTTAAATAGTATTTGCAGAGTAATCACCAAGAACAGCTTGAGTTTTTAAGGCTCTTAATTTGAGATTAGCTTTATCAGTTAATAATTTTATAGTTTTATCATCATAATTTGTTACCTCCCAATAATTTTGATTTATTGAATTAACTACTTGACTATATTCTTCTGCATCAATTATACTTGGATAAGTTGTAGAATATGCTGATAATTGATTAATTTCATAAGGGTTAATTGGAAATACTGGATATAATCCAATTTTATCTTCTGCGATTTCTCCTAATATATTTATATTAACGATATAAAACGAGTTATTTTTATTATTATGTACACATCTAAATGCTACATGTTTACCTTGATATTTAGATTCTCTATATAATATTACTTCAATATCGAAAGAATATAAATCTGGTAACTTAATATGTTTACGTGCATGAATTAATACATCATGTACTATTTGAATTTCAATCTTTTTTCCGTCAGGTAATAACATTGTATCACCTTCATTTAAAATATTTTTAAATTGATTTAACGCAGAATTATATGCACTGATACTATCATCATCTGTTATTTTTATAGGAGTATTAGCAACTGGATTTTCATATTTTTTACTATCAAATGCTTTTTTATTTGATACACTAGTAATTTTAACATTTCTCAACTCAACAGATTTACTATCACAACTATTAGTAAATATTGGGTCATTATATGTTTTTGGATTTAATACTGTGATTCCTTCATTTGCTGCAGTAATTTTAATATCAGTATTCGTCATACCAACAGATTTTGTAGATTCAGTCCAATCTTTTAAGTCATATTTATTTTTATACATATAATTTTTAAAAGTATTATCTAATGCATTCTGATAAGCTTTATTATCAAATTCATAATAATATGCAGTTTTATAATTTATATATGTATTTGTAGTTAAACTATCTTGAACTGGAGGGTTATTAATAGGATCATTATCAACTTTATCATATTGAATATCATCATTATATCCGATTACGAGAAATCCTTCATGTGATTTTAATTTTAATAAAAAATAAAGAATAATTATAAATATTAATAATATTATAAATCGTATAATCATTCTCTTCTAATCTATAATGGCAAAGTTAATTGTAAACCCGCTTTTTTTCTATCTTCTGTATCGTTTTCAAAAGCTAAATCTGCGTCTATATGCTTACAACATGTAGTATTCATCGGGTCGCAATTATAACAAAATGGAGAATATATGTCAGTATCGAGTGCTTTTGTATATGATAATTGAGTAGTTCCTATAGGGAATTCACACATACCATCTTTTTTACAACCGCCTCGATTATTATCATATTGTTTATTTGCTTTAAAATAAGGACAATCAGTATCAACTAAACATGGTTTATCCCAATAAGTATCTTTAGATTTAGGTAATCCAATAACATCATATTTAGATTCACATAATGCTTGATTATCAATATCTAAATTTCCGTAACATCTATATGAGGGATCTATTCTATTATTATTTATAGATAATTGAGTTACAAAGTCTTCAGAAACATTACTTTTAAAAGATAAATGTAAAACATAAAATTGCATTGAAGGTAATAATGTATTATCTGCATTAGCTAAAACCATAGCAGATGATCCGGCAGCAGACATAAATAAAGATGAAATTTTAACAGATTCTCTGGTTGTATATGGATAAAATAGATTAAGACGATTCCAGTTAAGATTATGAAAGCCCATAATAGATATTGATTGTGATTGAATAGTATTATAGAATTGGTTTTTTGGAATAATGAAAGTATAAATAATATCAATAGATGATAAAATAGTAATAAGGTTATTAATATCAGACGAATCTAATTGTTTAATAGTAACATTTTGAAGACGATGAGATTTAATAATTGCATTTAAGAAATGTAAATCACAACGATCGAAATATCCGACAGTTTTATTAGATAAATTAAGAGTACAAGACATTTTAAATGCATTTTCAGGTAATGCTAAACCGACAAAATATCCTTTTGGACTTTTCATAATTTCTTCAGAATTTGGATAGTTATTATTTTTATCATATTCATCACATATTAAATAAGTCTTATTTGTAGTATGTTGTATATTATTAAAATCACTCCAACGTTCTGGTAATATTTCAGTTAATTCCCAATTATATTTTCCAGCATCAATTACCCAATTAATATTATTATATTTAAAAGTAGTAAATACAGTAACATTAGTACCGATTAAAGTAAATTTTTCAATTCTATAATATTTAAAATATAGAATAATGAGGAAGAAGATGAGGATAATGTATAATAATATAGTTTCTTTTGAATTCATTTTTATAAATTATACCTTTACCATATAGTAGTAAATTTTTTCTATATTGCTTATAGTGGTAAATGGCGAATCGTCAAGCTATACATATTCCAAGATGGATTGTTGCATTAGTAATGTATTTATTAGTAATATTTTTATTATTTGCCTTAAAACCTGCATTATTATTTGATAAGAATGGAAGACCTAAAGATTTTGGAGTAGGATTAAACATAGGCAAATCGTTATTTGCACCATCTTTTTTCTTTCCAGTATTAGCTGTTATATGTTTCTTCTTATCAACAATATTATATATAGTGTTATAAAGATATATAAATAATAATAATAAATGAATCTTTCAGAATTAGAAGATGAATTTATTGGTAATAGTTATGCTTGTAAAGAATTATATAAGTGGTTAAATAATAAATTAAGTGATAATAAATTAACTTATGAATCAATATGTATATTATCAGGAGATTCAGGTATAGGAAAAACAAGAGGAGTAGAAGCACTAGTTAAAAATTTAAATAAAACTCTAATAAAAATAGATTGTAACAATTGTAGTAATAGCAAAGATTTGAAAGATATATTAATAAAATCCACGAGTTCTAATTTATTATCTCAATTAGAAAATATTAAAATAGAAAGAATAATATTGATTGATGAATTAGAGGCACTATTATCATTTGATAGAACAATTATTAATGTATTATGCAATTTAATTGATTTAAAAACGATAATTAATATGAGAATTGTAATAACTTGTAATATGAGTGATATTAAATCAATATCAAAATTTAAAAATATAAATATGGTTTCAGTAAAAGATTCGGATTTATTATTATATTTAAGACGTAAATATAGTACGATAAGTTGTGATAAATTATTAAATATAGTAGAAAAATCGCAAGGAAATATTTGTTCAGCTATAACATTAATAGAAGGTTTATTTAATTCAAAGAAAGATAATATAAGTAATATTGATAATTTATATAATAATTTAGATATTGATAATATATTTAATATTTTGGAACAAGATCCATGGTTACATCCTCTAAGATTTCACGAAAATTTAATGAATGAATTGAATCAAAGAAAAGGTGTAATTAAAGTGAAAGAGGATACATATATAGAAATAATGAAAGGATTATGTGATTGGGATTATATGATGACATATAATAAAGGAAAAGATTTAACAATACCATTAATGTTTATTTCATATATTATTCAAATTATATATAAATTGCCGAAGAAGAAAAATAACGATTCAAATATGAATAACTTTACAAGAATGTTTAATTATTTATCATTGAAAAAGAAGAATTCAATAAATATGTATTCTGAAGAATTTCCATGGCAAATGATTGGTAATTTACATAAGATAAATATAGAAGTAAATAAAAAACGTAAGCAAAAAAAGTTTTCTACGTGATTTATAAGTAATCAATGGCAGAAAATCCTGGAGTTATAAATTCAGTACAAGAAAGTGTATCTAAATTCACAGATACAGTTAAGAATGTTACAAATACAAATGGTGGTGTTGTATTCTTTGGTTTAGTATTAGCCGCTGGAGTAGCATTTATAACTGCATATTGTATATATTGGTTAATTAACCGTAGTATTAATAACCGTAGTTCATATTTATTACCTGCAAGTAAAATTCCTATAATTGCAACACAAGAAACTAGTTTATCTGCAGATTCAGTACCAATGTCTTCAAATGGTACTCGTTTGTCATTATGTTTTTGGATATATATATATGACAATAATAAATACAGTGGTTCTCGTCGCCATGTTCTTCATCGTGGTGATGAAGGTGATGGATATGAAAAAGGCAGTCCTTATATTTATTTAGATCCAATAACTAATTCAATGTATGTAACATTCGCTTCAAAATCATCAGATGTTACAGGTATATATGGTTCTAATGATGCTGCTATATTATTTAAAAGACAACCTTTACCAGATGGATATACTAATAATATAGTTCCTGTTTCAGCTGCTGGTGTTGCGGGAACAAGATTAAATTCAGCTGCTACTTTATCAGCTGAAGCAAGTGATACTGATAAAACAAACTATTTAAATTCAATTAGAGGTATTAAAATACCATATATACCTTTACAACGATGGGTTCATGTTGGAATAGTTGTAAATGAAGATTTAAATGGAGGTTCTATTACTGCATATGTTGATGGTGAAATGAGTCTTACAGTTAATTCAATGGAGACATTAAATACAATTTCATCAGTAAAATTAACTGATGGAACTTCCGCAACAATAACACCTCCAATTACTCCAAAATTATTAGTAACTGATATAGACTTAAATAAGAAAGGTAATTATTTTATTGGTGGCTCATTATCAAGTGCTGTTGGAGTTGGATTCTCTGGTCTTATTTCAAAAGTGGAAATATTTAACCATGATTTAAATGCAGGTGACGTTTATAACAATTATTTGAATGGTCCAATTGATAATTTACTTTCAAAATTAGGATTACCTGCATATGGTGTTCGTTCTCCAATTTATAAACTTGATTAGATAATTTCTTCTTCTTGTATAGAGTTTTAATAATGATAGTTGAATTATTACAAGTATTTGCAGCAATTAGTTTAGTAATTGGATTATTAATTCTTGCATTTTCTATTTATAATGCTGAAGCATTAAATGCTGTACGTAATACAGGTACCTTAAAGAGACAAGTGAATATATTCACTGGGGTATATGATTTTAAATATGGTTCTGCTAGTATTAATACTGTAGATCCGACAGCTTCAAGTTATAAACAACTTGATTATTCTGTTAATCAGAAATCAGGAGCTGAATTTACATATTCTTTTTGGTTATATTTAGATGGAACAAATGCTGCAAAAGTATTATATAATAATGAAATTGATAGTAAACCAGGTGGTGGTGTATATGTAAGACAAAAGAATTATACAACAGATGAAGGATTAATTAAAAGTACAGATAATATAGCTGGTACAATTCCTTCATATGGTGATAATTTAACTACTCCACCTACACCAGAAGCTAACTTAGCTTTATTTGAACAACCACTTGTTTTATTAGTTAGAGGAGAATCAATTGCACGTAAATATAAAGGATTGTGTTATAATGAATCAGCAACTGCAGATACTCCATATCAAGTTAAAGCAGATGTATTAGTTAAATGTCCATTAATTAAATTAGAAAAAGGAGGTGATGTATTATCTGTTGAATTTAATACAAGTTTAAATCCAGATATGATTATTGAAAATTCTCAAAAAACATGTGGATTCAGAAATGCTGATTATGAAATGATGAATAGTTATAAAATTGCTGTTAAAAATATTCGTAAACGTACAGAATTATCTAAAAAATGGTTTTTAGTAACAGTTGTATTACAAGATACTTATCCTAATGATCCTATACAATTACGTAATAAAATACGTGCACGTATCTATATAAATAATAATTTAGAATTAGATAGATATATTGATAGTTCATTTGCATATACTTCAGGAAATGATAATTCGTTAAAAATAAATAATGGAAACTTATATATTGCACCTCAGATAACTGATAATATTACAGATTCTATAAAATACAGTAAGAAAGTTACTAGTACAAATGAAGTATTAATGGCAGATTTAAATTATTTTAATTATGCTATTACAGCAGATCAAGTAGCAGGTTTATATCAAGCCGGAATAAATAAAAAGATAATTACAAATATTTCAACAGGTACAGATCCTATACAATTAAGTCAAGAACAACAAATGTTAAATTCGATGTCTTTACCTTCTAAAACTCCTTATACTGTTCAATTAGGTACAAGTGCTTAATTTAACTTCAAAAATACCTGATTTTTTTCCATTATACAATTTAGTATATTTAGGATATTTTTCTAATAAATATTTACAAGATTCTTTAGAAGTTTCTTTACGATCTATATTATTTTGTTGCATTCCTCCTTGTGTTTTATAATATCTCGTTTTTATTGTTATTGTATTTAATCTTAATATTTTACCATATTTAATATAATATTGTAGAGTTCTATCAAAATCTTCTTTTTCTTCAATATTTATTATTATAGATTTATCATTAATACATCCCCATAAAGTTCCTACACAAAAACGTAAATCATATGTTATATCTGGTAATGATTTCATAAAGTAACCGTTTTTAACAGGATATATACCAAATAATCCAATATTTTCTTTTTTACATATTTCAAATGTATTATTGATTAGTGATATAAAATCATCTTTTATTTCTAATAATTTATATCTTGAAGCTTTTTTAAGATCAGTAATTGTTGTATCAATAGATAATTTATATATAGCATCAATGTCATCATCCATATTTAATAAATATTCGCCTTCATCAAAATAATTAGTAATAAAATTGCGCATTTTATCAAGTCCGATAGGACCAACGATAATATTAATATTTTCTAAATTATGTTTTTTAAGTTCAAAAATGTAGCTACATTTCTCAGGTAAAATTACAAAAATATAAATTTTATCTTGAGGAATGTTAAATAATTTACATAATTTTAATGTTTTATGACATATTATATCTGCTCTAGATAAACTCGGTATTGCGATTTTGAAATTCATTATAAAGATATAAGGTAATCTATTTTATATATAATAATTAAGAATAAAAATGGGTAAAGGTGCAGCTGGTGGCTTAATGCAACTTATAGCTACTGGTGCTCAAGATCAATACTTAACAATAGCACCTGAATTTTCATTTTGGAAACAGGTCTATCGTAGACATACGAATTTTTCAATGCAATCAGTTCAGAATACATTTTTATCAAAACCAACATTAGATTCAAGTGCAGGTTCTTTTACTTGTCGTATTGGACGTTATGGTGATTTATTACAACAAGTATATTTGGGTTTTACACTACCAGCTATTTATTCGGATAATGATATGCGTTTTCGTTGGATAGGAAATGTTGCAAATTATATGATTCGTTCATATTCTGTTTCTATTGATACTCAAACTATAGATCAAAAATGGGGCGAATGGAGTGATATATGGAATGAATTAACAATGACATCTGATAGAAAATTTGGATATGATAGAATGACAGGTAATATTGAAGAATTTACAGCACCAAAATCATTAAAACCATTAACAATATTAAATAATAATAGATTTTCATATTCTTATTATCCAATTGCAAGTAATGGAACACCTTCAATACCATCTAAAACGTTTTATATACCATTAGATTTTTGGTTTTGTAAAAATCCATCATTAGCATTGCCATTGGTTGCATTACAATATCAAACAATAAACATCACTATTGAACTTAGATCAATAGAAGAATTATATCAAATATATGATATAAGAACAAATACATATTTTAGTCCTACAGGATATAGAAGTTTACCATATTATGATGGACGTGATGTCTCAATTTCAAATTTCTCAGCATTTGGAGGAGGTGGACCATCATCAATAGATATTAATGGATTTTTAGAATGTAATTATATATTTTTAGATACTTTAGAAAGAAATACAATTGCTGCGAATAGTGCAGATTTCTTAATAGAAAGAGTATATCGTACAAATTATACTGGTATTGTTTCTGGAGGACAACAATCAGTAGATTTAATTATAGCAAATCCAGTTAAAGAATTTGTATGGGTATTACGACGTGGTAATGCATATTTGTATAATGATTGGAGAAATTATAGTTCAACAACTCCAGAAAATCCTTTAATGAGTACATTAAATAGTGCAAAAATAGTATGGAATGGAAGTGATAGAATAGATGAAAAGAATGGAGCATATTTTAATTTATTACAACCATATCAACATCATTGTACAACTCCGCGTGATGGTATATATTCATATAGTTTTGCATTAAATCCTGAAAAAATAAATCCATCTGGCTCATTTAATGCATCAATGATAAATAAAGTTCAATTGTATTTATCAACAAATCCTACAATTGATAATATTGATTATGAAATTGTTGTGTATACAGTTTACAATAATATATTCAGAGTAATTTCAGGGTCAGGATCAATGGTGTTTGCATCATAAATATTTTTATCCTTAATTTGTAATGGAACTAATTCACTTTTTAATAATAATATTAGTTGCATGGTTATTATATTCAATTCTAGCATCATATAATAATATGGCTTCTGAATTACGCGAGATAAGACTAAAATGTATTAATAATGGTGGTAACTTAAATCTTGACCAACCACCTTCTCCAATTAATAGTATGAAAGATTCTGTAATTAATCAATTACAGAATGTTATTTCGTATATAAAATAGATATAAGGTTAAATTGATATTTATAATATAATAATGCCTCCTAAACGTAAAGCAAAAGTTGTAGCACCAGTGCAAACTTCTGAAGTAGAGTTATTAGATAATGTAATAACAAATGAGAATGCAGAAATTAAAAATGAATATGAACCAGTTGTATTACAATTACCAATTTCAGCAAAACGATTAGATTCGTTAATTCAAGAAGATGAAATGCAAACAGTTTTAAAGTATAATCCAATTATGAATGAACCACAACCATATATACCACATGATTCATTCTCCTGTGAAAATGACATTCTTGAAAATTTTAATAATTTAAATGAGGATTCTGTATTACAACCTATAACAGAGTGTGAAACAGATGATAATATAATAGACAATGTTAAAAATAATACTAAAACTCATCATGATATAGTATGTTATTGGTGTTGCCATAAAATAATTAATATAGAATATGGTATGCCAATAAGATATGATGTATTTTATAATAATTTTACAATGTTTGGCTCATTTTGTTCATTAGAATGTGCATCTGCATATAATTTTTCAATACATATGGGTTGTGATCGTGCCTGGGAAATTCATAGTTGGATTCAATTACTAGCTCAAAAATACGGTTTAGAAACACCAATACGTCCTGCACCAAATAAATATTTATTAGAGATGTTTAATGGTTCAATGACAATAGAAGAATTTAGAAATTCTCACAAAGGATTTTCAAGAACATATGTTATGAATATACCACCATTTATTCATATTAATTCACAGATTGAATGTTTAAATACTTCTTTTATGGATTTAAAGAATAAAGAAGTATTAAAATTAGGTAATAAACGAAAAATAGCAAAAATCGAGCAACCAGAGCAAAAATTGATTTTTCCTATAGAATAAAGTATTTAAGGAGATTAATTATTTATTTTATTGTTCCATTATGAACGACAAAGATAATGATGCACCTAGTTCTTACACTGTATCCACAATTACGTGTAATGCAACAATTAATACATCTGTAAATCTGAAAACATTTTATAATTATATTAAAATTTCAGAATGCGAAAGTGATGTAAATTCATTTATTTGGGTAGAAATTATGGATAAAACGAATACAAAAAATGAACGTATGACACGTGGTATATATCCAAAGAAAAAGAAAAATATGGAAAAAAGTAAACAGAGTTTTGATAATCAAGTATCGATGTATTATAAATTCAATGAGAAATATTGTCCAAATATTAAATTGTTTAAGAATGGCAATATTCAGATGACAGGAATTAAAAAAGTAGAAGATGGACACAAGGTTATCAATGTTATTGCAAATGAAATTATTAGAATCAATAATTTTTCAGAAGATAGTAAAATTGTTGAAGAAGTTGATAAAGTAGTTGCATCTGATTTCATTATTCGTATGATTAATAGTGATTTCGGAGTGCCATTTAAAATTCGTAGGAAGAACTTACATCAACTATTGATTTCGAGCAAATATAATAATGCATGTAGTTTCCAACCATTGACATATCCTGGTGTTAAATTGCAATATTTCTGGAATGTAAATAATAAGTTAATGGATGGTATTTGCCATTGTCCAGTCCAATGTTATGGAAAAGGGAATGGGTTTTGTAAAAAAGTAACGGTGTCAGTTTTTGATAGTGGGAAAATTTTGATAACAGGTGCAAATGATTTTACTCAAGTTGACGATGCATATACTTTTATATGTAAAGTTATAGCTGAAAATAAAGAAGAGATTAAGAAAACGATTATATAATACAATTTATATTATATTGGTCATTTTCTAATTTTTTATGATAAGGTAGAGTAACATGATTATTACCTGGTCTTTCAGTACTCATAGGTTGTTTTTCAGCTCCTGGAGGAGGTTTTGCTGATTTTAAATTTTCTGCTAAGATATGTGGTTCTGGTTTTACTGGATAATTACGCCAATCGTTCTTAGCTTGAATACCTGTATATAATCCTCCATTTGCTTTAGGTGGTGGTACTTCTGTAGGTATAGAACTGTCAATATATGAGTATCCGAGTGCCATTATAATATTTAATTATAATTTTTTTGTTGATTAATTGTGTATATAAAGACAATTAAATAATATATATATTATAATAATGAAGCGTTCTGAGCCAGAAGAAACTCACGAACATTTATCTTCATCTGAGATTATTGAAATAGTTGATGATATTTATAATTCAAAAATGCCAACAAAAGAAAAATTAGTATATTATGAAAAGAAATATACTGATTTTTCTAAGCATTATGATCATATCTTTAAATTTGCATGTGAATCTGATTTTGATTATAAACGTTTTCGCTATATGATGGAAATGCGTGATAATATTTTTGTAAATAAAACTGAAACAGTAGAAACTGCATCTGTTAAAGTTGGTCAATCACTTTATGATCAATTTGTTAAGCCTAAGATTGCAAAATCTTAAAAATTTGATTTAAGGAATAAACTATATTATAACCTAAGCCCTGCTTTATCAGGAAAATGGAAGTAGATACGAGTATTTCTCATCCAATTTCACTAGATGACTTAATTAAAGAAGTTCGTCTTGATATTTCTAACACACCAGTTGATATTGAAGAAAACTCTGATAAATCATTTAATTCTCTTATGAAAATAATCAAAAAATATAAATTTTTCCCATCTCTTCAGGTTAAGAAATTTTTCTCTAACGATAGTCTTATTCTCTTACATAATACATATAAAAGGTATGATGTTAGTTCTTTTCAGCAACTGTATGATGAATGTAGGAGCGTAGTTCTTGATTTAAATGCTCAGGATGGTAAGAATGTTGTTGTAACATTTGCTCAAAGCATTCCTGATAGAATGAATATTGAAGAGTTTAGTAAAGTAGCTGATACCATTTCATACTCTGAAACTAGTTTTGAAGGAACTGTTATCACTGTTTATAAATATAATGATGAATGGTATTATGGAACGACGAGTTGCCCGACTGTAAACAGTTCTCGTTATTTTCATCCTACCAAAACACACGGTGTAATGTTTGACGAGGCTATTGCAAAAATCACAGGAGATGATATCCCAACAAACCGTGATGAATCAAATGCTCTTCGTACTAAGTTTAGTGATACATATCTTGATAGCTCAAAGGCATATGCTTTCGTACTAGTTCATTACGAGAATCGTCATATTATTGATTATACGGATACACTTGGTGAGAATTACACAAAACTTGTGCATATTGTAACACGCAATAGAGATTCTTTCCAAGATGAGTCTCTATCAAATATGCCACTTGCACACATTGGTATTATTTATCCAACACCTTTCGTGATGCCTCAACACGCTATTGATTATTTGAATACTGCACCAAATGCATATGCTATTCTAAGTAAGACAACAGAAGGGAAGTTGATTAAGGTATCAAAACAAGAAATTATTAGCCGTGAAGAGAAAGATCTAGGAAATCCAAATATCTGGCACAATATGCTTCACGTTTATATGCAGAATAAGCCTATTTACAAGATAAATGATTATTTGAAAGAGTTTAATTTGACTGTTACGAATCCCACTAGTTCTCGTGGTTTCGAATTAGACCCAACATATATTATTCATACTGTAATTTGCAATATGCGTGATGTTCTGTATAATCTGTTCAAATCGACGCTTAAATTCTATAATGTTGAGACAAAACGTTATGTTATTAATCGTGATGCAGATAATGCTCTAGCTCCGATTATTAGATTCCACCTTATTCAGCTCAGAAATATTCAAGTATCAACACATATTCATGCACCATTGAATCCAAAAGTTGTATATCATTACATTTGCCATCACCAAACAATGAAGAATATTCGTCTTCTGATTCACTATTTCGCGACATCATGGATAGATGGGAATAACTTGAATGGTATTAAACCAATGGCAGCAGAAAGCTTCAAGCTACTTGATAAACTTCTATCACAACGTTAAAATAAAACACCAGAAGAATAACTATTTGATGGTCTAAATGATATATCTGGTAAATATTTAACTTCTTTTTCTATATAAGCATAATTTTTAAGAATGTTTAACATTTTCATACGTAATGCAGTAAATCGTTCTATTATTTCATTCATTCTTTTATCTGGATCAACACCATATACATGTTTTAATTTATCAGGTATAACGAATATTAAACTATATAATATTTCTGATATTTTATCAGATAAATCAATAAATATAGGTATATAAATTTCTGGATTATATCTATCTGCCAAAATATACATATATATTTTTTGTAAATTATCACAATACATTATTAAATCTGAATACCTTGCTCTATCAAACATACGTAATATAGAAATACCATCTATTATTTCAACTAATATAGTATTATTATATAAGTATTTAAATTTTTTATTTTTTGGAAATTTCTTAATTGGAAATATTTCAGATTCTATCTCGTTACGTTTCTCACTTTCTTTATTTATATTTTCTTTTATATTGTTATTATTATTAATCTCATCTTTTTTTAAATTATTTATATATATATATGCAAAATATCCGAATACAATTATAATAATAATTGCTAATAGTTTTTCATTATTATAATGGGTTAATTGATAAAATAATATACTCCCAAGTAATAATAATCCAAATATTTGATTTTTCATTAAATATAACCTCTAAATATCATTACGAAAACTTATGTAGCACAAAAAGAATCTATGAAGCTGAATCAATAAAATATAAGATAAAAGAGAATAATATTAGCCAAATTCCGACATATATTCTTCTTTCTGATTGAGTAAATGCCATAAATATTGTTCTACGAAATTCTGAACTTGATATTAATTCACGATTACTTATTGCATCTGAAATATCATTTATTATATTTATTGCTGTCTGAATTGTTTTAACGATTATTTCTTTTAATGATAATTCAATCCATGGGGTATTAGGGTCTTCATCTGGTAATTTTCTCTTATTATATACTTTTAAAAACTCATTTATTTTATCTAAAAATTCTTTCTGTTTTAATGGGTCATTACTTATTTCTGTTAAATCTTTTTCAATTATTGTATTATATACTGTATCTGATGTTACTTTTTCTGTCATTATAATATATATATATTTTATCTATATTGTATCCATCATATCAACTGTTCCTAACATATGTCTTCTACAACAATAACGTGTTAGACCAAGTTTATTCATAATCTCACCAGTGGGAATACCTTCAAAATGTTTTGGAGTTTCATCTACCTTGCCTTTTCCTTTTTCTTCTTTTTTCTTTTCTAATTTATTTACTTCTTCCATATAATAATCATATTTATCTGCTAATACTTTTCCACATGTAAAACATCTAATCGGGATAATCATTTTTAACCTATTTATATTATATATATCATTTTTTTAAGTGATATTATAATAGAAAAAATGAATAATGATATTACTAATATATATTCTCAACTCAATAAATTAAAAACTGATGTTGATAATCTAACTCGTGAAAATCTTCTCTTAAAACAGAGTAATGCTGATTTAATTAATGAAGTTATTAATTTTAAAACTGATATCCGAAATCAAGTTAGCAATACTGCATTACCTCTTATTAATGCAACTATTGATGCTAGTAAACCAGAATTACGTAATTATATTAGAATGATTGTTAAAGAAGAATTACGTTTACATAACATTGGTTGAAGAATATTTAGTTGATTTATTGTTACTTAATAATGCATCATTCTGTAATTGAGAATATAATTCAACTAGATTATTTGCTAAATCTGAACGACCATTTAATATACCTTGGCTTTGTTTCATTAATTGAACTGCTTCTAATAAATATTCTTCTCCTTCATCTAATTTATCTACTTTTATTTTTATTAGACCATATATATGTGTAAAATCTGGACTATTTAATACTTTAACTGATTTATATATATTATCAATTACAGTCATATTATTTATTATTTCGTCTTTTGGTTTATTTAAAAAATTATATAATTGCATATATTCACTATTAAATGTCAAAACATTATTTGAATGAATTGAACTAGTAAATACTCCAATTTTACTACCATCTATTGTAGTTCTTTTATGAGGATAAACAACTTTAAGGTCTTTATTCTTGAATAAAGCATAAGATAACTGAATTTTGAATGTAAATTTATATATATTAAAATCTTCTAAAAGACGTTTAGCAACATTTTGTTTAATAAAATAAGCTTCTTTTGATGGCATAATTTTTGTATTATTGCGAAAATCTTGTAATTTTAGTTTTAAATTTAAATTGTTATTATCTGCTACACCTAAAGTAATTAAATCCCATTCTTTATTGGATTTTAATATATTTAATAATTCTTTAATATTATCGATACTTTCTTTTAATAGTACTATATCATCTTCAAGAACTAAATATAGGTCATCTGTATCTGAAACAATTTTCTTCCATGCTTCTAAATGTTTTTCAGTATTACTAATCATTTCTAAACTCAATATTTGACTTTGTTTGTCAAAATCTTCATCACCGGTTTTATCATAGGATACTTTCTTTTGTAAGGTTTCTAATTGTCCTTGTAATATATGTGGATCCGGTCCAACAATAACTTGAATATCTGTTTGATAACCACATTCTTCTGATAAATTTTTAAGTAATTGTAATGTTGTATTTAGTTTCTGAAGACGAATTGATAAAGACTGTGTATGAATAACATATACTTTTAGCTTTTGTGTCATTTTAACTTTATAATTGCAGTTAATCTTTATATCAAAAAATGTAGCTACAAAATTTTATAAAATCTTGAGAAAAAAGAAAATATTCTTTTGAATGTTAAAGTATAAAATATATTTTCTTAAAAATATCAAAATTACTTAAATTTTGTAGCTACATTTTATTTGTGTTTTATTGACCCAAATATATAATACTTATTATATCTTTAAGTCATTTTAAGGGTAAAAATTGAAAGATTAACGTTTATAATAACCAAATGGATTCTGGAATCAAACTACTTGATGACGAATTTAGGTACTATCTTGAACAACATTCTTTTTATGTAAATAATAACAACAATCTTAAAGATAATCTTCTTTCTCTTAAAAATTTCATTCTTAATACTGATTATAGTACTTTATATAATCAATTTGAAAAATCATCTAATAATCCATATGGTGGCATTGATGCAATTCGATGGAATAATAACCAATTAAATCATATATTTGATATTGTGAAAACTATTGAATATACTAACTTTGATAATAATAGAAAAATTAAAAATTTAGTTGATAAATTTAAAGATATTAAACGATTTTTCATTAAACGTAACTTATGGTTGATAAAAAAATGAAACTCATATAAAAATATTAATATAAAGAGTTTATAAAGATGGAGTTCTGCGAAATTTGTGATAATCTTTTATATTTACGTGCTGAAGAAGATAATTCTCTTATTAAATACTGTAAACATTGTACTTTCTCTAAAAAAGAAAATGCTGGAGAATCACATGTCGCTATTAAAGTAACTCAAAACTTATATTCTGAAGATGACCTTCTTTATCTTCAATATCAAAATAAATTCTTACGTTTTGATCCTACTCTTCCACGTGTTAATGACCCTGCATTAGCATGTCCTAATAGTGAATGTACTGGTTCTAAAGATAATCCTCAAACTTTATATGTGAAATATCATCCAGTACATATGAAATATTTGTATTGTTGTGATTATTGCGGAACTATGTGGCGACGTGAATGAAAAATTGATTTAAATATTAGATATTATTAGATATTATAATGGACAAATTCATAATCAAAGATGATATTACTCAAATAGCTGATATTGATGTTACCAAATATATTTCTTTACCTTTTATGACAAAATATGAATTTGACCAACTTATCGGATTGCGCTGTATGCATTTATCTAATGGTTCTATTCCATTCGTAGACCTTGAATCTGATTTTAAAATTAAGTCAAATATGGATTTGCGTAAAGTCGCTATTCGAGAACTTGTTGAAAATAAATTGCCTTATATTATCAAAAGAGAAATACCAAATTCAAAAACAGAATATTGGAAAGTAGCTAATCTTAAATTAGATAATATCAAATATATGATGCGTTAAACTAATTTCTTATATTTACGACGACCTTTTCCACCTTCTTTTAATTTTTTTAATCGTTCATTAAATTCTATCTCTGCTAATTCTTGTCGCATTGCAGCTTCTTCTGATATTTTTTTTGGTTGTTTACGTGCTAATTGTGTTTTTCGTAATGCTCTTAATCTTTCTCTTGCTAATTTTTCATTTTCTATCATTTTCTTTTGTTGTTCCTTTACTTTATTTATCTCTACCTCCATCTGTGCTGTTAATGCTTTTATTTGTTCTGTTGTTAATTTTGCTACTTCTTTCGGTTCTTTATATTTCTTTTTTGTACCCATACAAGATACACATCCAGTTGGTGATGATTTTGGTGATGATTTTGGTGATACTCTTGATGATGACGCAAAATCCAAAATATTATCTAAACGAGTACGTCTTGACATCTTAATTCTAATTATTAATTATATTTATATTTGCATTGTCTCCATATAATTCTACTGCTTTATTATTATAAGCAATTGCTGCATCTATCTCATTTTTGTATTTTCCTAAATAATATTTAGTTCCATCTCTTGTAATTTCGGACTGCCATAAATTACTACTTTTACTATAAGATACACCGTAATATTTACTACTTGCGTTCTTTAATTTAGTACGATTATGATTGTTATGACTCGCACTTTTAGCAACTAAATTTTCTATTCTATTATCCATCTTATTTTTGTTTACGTGGTCGATTAATTCAGGTATATTACCATATTTTAATTTATATACTAGTTGATGCATTGATATCAGTTTTTTATTTATTTTTGTTTGTATATATCCACTTCCATTATCAAACCATTTAGATTCCATTAATTTGTGCCAATATATACTATCTACGATTCCAAATTCTCCTCCATAAACTTGTATTATCGCATTTCCATTTGTATTATATGTAATTGGTTTATTATTATGCTTTTCTTTTTCAATAGCTTTTATTCTATCAATTTCCTCTTTAATAATTTCCAATTCTTTTTCTGCATCTTCTTGTGTATTGTAATTTTTTGTTTTATAGACCTTTCGATTATACATAATTTCTCCACGATATTTTTTATTGTTATATATAATATTATTTTTAGAATTTCTTTTTTTACCTAAAATATCTTCCAATTTATATTTTTGACTTTCTTCATATGTTATTAGACCATTTGTTCTTGAATCTTTTCCAAGAATTAAATATACATATATATCATATTGTTTACCTGCTTCTTCTTCTGTATTATATTTACCTAAATTTATATTGGAATAAAAAACCCGATATTTATTATTTGTCTTTGATACACCTATATATTGACTTGAACTATTCTCTTTTTTACTTTTATTTTGAGAATTCTGAGATGGAGTTGCGAATCTTAGATTTATTCTACGATTATCTAATCCATCTCCATTTATATGGTCTATTACCATCCCATTCTCAGGTTTTCCAATTATTAAATGATGCATTCTTAAATTATTATTTGAAATAGCATATTTATACTTATCTTTAACTTTTCTACAATGCCAAGTATATTTATTTACAATATCATAATCTTCTTCATCTATTGTCGCATACGCAACAATTTCTTTTTTATAAGTAATTGGTATACTTCTTATCATTTCCGTAATTAATAATATTAATAGAATTTCAATTTTTCAACAGCGCCATCTGTTGCCACAGTCGAGACAATTGTAAAAAATACTTGCGGGTTCATCAGCAGAACGTGTCTGCATTTCATAATATGTAATACGCTTCTTTTTACAACGTCCACAAGTAATTTGATCCGTCATCGCTATCTTTGATATCTCATACGCCGCCTTATTACGTCTCATCTCATCATCTATAATATTATTCCATATCATTGGGTCTATATTATCAGGTGTCATATATGGTATCTCATGCGGTAAAAATTCTTTTTGTTCCAATCTATCTAATAGTTTACTATTATCCAAATTTAAATACATTGATCTCGCCTTTGATAAATAACATTCTTGAAATAATTCTGAATTCCATGATAATGGTATCTTATTTCTTGACGCATAATCTATTGTACTATTATATATACCAATTTCTAAATCCTTTATTTGTTCTTCTGATAAATTTAATTTACCAGATAATACATTTATAATATCAGAGCGAATACTTGTCGTCATTTTAATATATAAAATGACATATTGTTAAATCAATTTTTATTATATAAAAAAATGAATCATTATATTTATTAATATCAATATGGATTTAACATCTTTTATTGGTAACAATTCAGATATTAATGTTATTGATATTTATATAGGTAATTCTAAAAAAGTAGGATATAAAGATATTTCTTTTCGTAATGAACTAAGAAACCCAAAAACAATTATTAGTCTCATTGAATATCATAATAATGATATTGTCTATAATTATGACCTTACAAGTGATAATCAAAAAGTAGTTAAACGTATCTTTAAAAAAGATAAAGAAATTCCTAAATATTATATGTTAGGATATCAAGAACATATATTACCTACACATCGTTTCCCATGTACAAATGATATTTTTATTAAAACACAAATTAAAAGAACAATGTATCGTATCAATAATAGAATGTATATTACTTTAGATGAAGAAGACGATTTTAAATATTTATATATTAGATTTAGTTATAACGATAATATTGATATGAAGAAAATGCAATCTGATTTCGATAGAGCAATTGAATTTATTAATAAAAATATTATTTTACTTGATGCATAGGTACCCATTTATTTGCTGACTCATTGTATTTACAATTAAATGGTATATATATAGCAACAGTTGTATCTTTGAATATACTTCGTAGCATTTTACTTGTCGTCATTGTTTGAACACAAGCTATACCAATTCTTGTATTATTTACCATTCCGTGATCCGTTGTATATACATCATATACATCAGGATTCTCTGTTTTTCTCAACCATAATGTTTTATCATTTTTATCTACTTCTTTTTTATCAATTTCTACTTCTTTAGAAATCTCGGGTTTTACAACTTCTGATTGTGATGATACCATAAAATCAGGCACATCTTTTACTTTTCGTACTACTGATTTAATCAAACTATCATCAAAATTAATCAATTTTGGTTTATATTTACATGAAAACGGGTAAAAGTATAATCCTCTTGAAGTATAATTTAAATCTTTTGATAATTCTACTAAAGCACCAACTCCTTGTTGTGTACAACGAGCATATTTTTTAACTTGATATTTGCATACATCCATCGTACTGTCTTCTGTATAATATTTATCCAACATTTCAATCGCATGTTCTAATCTATCTGGTAACGCTTCTGATGCTAAATATTCACCTTTATATGCAAGAATATCATTTATTAAATATATCCATTTATTATCAAATGTTTTTACCATTTCACCATCCAATAATGTTCCTTTAAACAATTCTTTATCCCATAATCCTTTACATAAGATTATACGAGGACGTTGATATCCTGGCTGTACCTTCTTATCAATGTAATATACTATTGGAACATCTTCATATAATGTAAAATACATATAATATGGATTTCCATTTGAACGTAAACATGTTAGATGTGGTTGTCTCTGTAAATATTTTATAGAATCTTCATCTAAACGATGCCAATGACGTTGTAGAATCTGTATTTGACATAATTCGTTTAATTCTCGTAAAATGTCATCTTTAATATCTGAATCTTTTATATTATAATTGATTCTGTCGCAAAAACTAATTTGACCTAAATGCATTATTTTCTAATTTCATTATATTAATATCAATTTTTATCCTTATATATTTTATACTTTTGCAGGAATATCATTTATATCATCATAACCATGTTTTAATGAAGCATTTAGACCTTCTCTAAAATTATTTGTAAAATAATAACTCATAGGTGTTACATATTCTCGCATTCCTCTTAGTACAGATACATCAAATGGATTATTTAAATAATGAATTACAGAAGCTTCAGTTGGACTATAAACTGGTCTTCTTGAATCACCTTGTACCCACATACAATTTAATATTGCTGAATCATCTTCTATTCTTGAAAATTCACGTCTATATCTCATATCTTTTTCAAATAATGTTGTTAATTTATTTCTCCATTCATCGTTTATTTCCTCTTCTGTCCATAATATATCTGGATTATATAAGAATTTTAATAAAGGTGGTGATACTGATAAGAAATTATTTGATATTTGTATACGTAATTTTAATAAATCTTTTGTTGTTAATTTCTTGTTTGTAAAAATATTTAATGGATATTTTGGTGCTGGATTTGTCATTGAACTTGTATTTAAATGGTCTGTAACAACTCTAATTAAATATAATAAATCAAAACAGAATCCATCTTCTGTTCTAAATTTACGCCATTCTTCTAATTCTTTCCATTCATCTATAGTATTTATTGAAACTATATCAGGCTCATTATTACATTCTGCTTTATACATTACAGATAATCCATCATCTTTGATTTGTTTTTTATTCCATATCATTGTTTTACTTTGTTTTACACCTTCTAATGTTTTCTGGAACCACTCTCGATAATAATGATGACTTGTATTAAATATTAAACGAGTTTCTATATTATATATATTAATTGAACCTCTTTCATTTACAAAATATATACCTGATTTTGATGGGTCATATTTTATACCACTGTCTCTTTTTGTTAATTCAATAAAATATGTTAAAAATATTATCATTAATGCTGAACCAACTCCATGAATACATAATGTTCCTTTATTTGCTGATTCTATAATATTACTTACAGTTTGTGATGTTACTTTCAAATTTTGAAAGATATTTTTAATTGTATCTGGTAAACCATCTATTGCTTCACCTAATTCACTTATTGCAGTTATACTATATATAAATGTGGATGAATCTTCTGCTTCATGACTTGTTGAATTATCATAATAACATATTCTTCCTACATTACCTATTTTATATAAAATGTCTAAATGTTTCGCAATTACTTTTAATTCTTTTGTTCTTTGGTCTGCATGTTCATCAAAGTATTGTGTTAATAATCTTACTAATTCTGGCGATTTTCTCAAGTTTTCACTACTTAAAGATTGTCTAGTAAACATAGTTTCAACTTTATTATGTGGATTCTTATTATCAAATGCTTTACTATTTATCCATTCAATAATCTCATTTATAGAAAAACAATATCCTGATGGTAATTTTAAGAAATCATCATCTTCAATACTATTTACATCTTCAAATAATAAGAACGTTTCACCATTTTTACAGTTTCGAGGGACTACTTTTGGTAATTTAGGTAAATCATTTTCTGGTTTAATTATACCTCTTTTAACTAAATCTGTATATAATTTACCGTTTTTTGTTATTAATCTTCCTGTATCTGGTCGTACTACTTTTTCAACTTCAGTACATTTTGGTTTTGGAGCATTTTCTTTTTTGGCTTGTTCTAAATTTACTTCATGGGGTTTAATTACACCTTGTTTAATAAGATCATTATATACTTTACCACCAACATTTATCATTCTTCCTGTTTTTGGATTTTTAACTTGTAATATTATATCTTTTTTAATCTCAATTGGATTTTGATTTATATATAATGATTTATTAATATTAATATAATTATTTTTAGTATCAATAATTTTTTTTGAAGGACCAGCTTCATCTTTTTTATAATTAATTATTTTTGATAATTCTATTGCTTTTTTTAAATTCTCTTCTTCACTATCTTCTCCAGAAGAACTGCTTTTCTTTTTTCGTGATGGTTCTCCTATTGCTTTACCTTTTCCTTTATCATCTATTGCTATTGCTTTTCTTCTTTCTTCACTACTATTCTCTCTTCTTGAACCTTCTGCCTTACCTTTTCCTCTTTCTCTTCTTTTTCTTTTTTCACTACTATTCTCCTCTTCTGATGATTTCGGTAAAAGTTCTAACAATTTTCTCATTCTTTTTTCACTATTTTCTTCTGAACTATCACTCATTTATATTACTAAAATAAATTAATAGAAAAATTATATTTCATGAAGATTCATATTCTCCTCCGATACTGCCATACACATTGGTATATTTGCTAATGGTAAATCTTTTGACATTGGTTTACTATACGGACAATCTCCTACTTGTTTAATATCGTAATCTACTGGTATTTCTTCTTTTGCTTCTATAAAGTATTTATCTAAATTTGGATTCGATGGTTTTTCTTTACATACTGGTTTCTGTGTTAAGGTTTTATCATATATTACTGTATTCACACGTTGAGGAGGTAAATCGACTTTTCCTTTTAATAAAGGATATAGAAAATATGCCAAAATTATAAAACATATTATTATAACTATTATTGTTAAAGCTTCCATCTAAACAAATTAAATATATTTTTGCACTACACTTTCTATTTTATTAATATCGGCTCCAGAAAATTGTTCTAATATTTTATTTGATTTACCAAATACAATTGTTGGCATTGCTGTTACATTATATAATGACGCTAATTCTTCAAATTCATCTACATCTATTTTTATAAAGACTACTTTTGGATATTTATTTGATAATTCTTCTAATGGTCTCGATAATTTCTTACACGGCATACACCAATTCGCCATAAAGTCTATCACTAATAATTTTTCTCCTAAATTCTTAATTATATCAACATATTCATCATTCGATTGTATTTGATATATCATTTTATAAAATAATATTATATTTAAATTGGTGGTGAATATACTAACGGATCATACCCTGGCATTGTTTTATCAATTCCTTGAGCACCATATACTGGTTCTCCATATACTCCTTTTATTCCTTTCATCTCAATTTCTGCATCTTTATCTGATACAATATTATTTTGTGCATCCTTTAGATTCTGAGGTGTTATATATTCATTTTTATTTACTAAACTATCATCTCTCGGATTTAAAGTCTTTTTTAATAATCCTTTTAGATCTACTCCAAACTTTTTCATATAATATCTTAAATATATTACCAAAAATGCTACTCCTAATAATAATCCAGTTATTGCATCACCAAACACAATTATTGCTATTATTAATGTACCTAAACCAATCTGCCATTCTGTTTTAGATATAAAGTTTAAATATAAAGGATTTACTATAGAAACTAATATAATTAATCCTAAAGCTACTATTCGTGCAATCATTACTATATTTGTTACATAAAAATTTGATAACCATATATTAATAATTGTGCAATGGTTAAATTACGTAAATATACTCTCAAAAATACTTTCCTAACTCAACGTGGTTATGCAATTTTAAAAGATGAAAATAAAGAATGTACTGAATATCTTAAACAACTTTTAACAGTATGTCCTAAAATTAATCCATCTATGATGACTGATGTTAAGGAATTCTGTGTTTATAGAGAAAATACTACTAAATTATATATTCCGAAATGTTTAGGATTTGAAATATTTGGGTCCCCTAAAGTTAATACTCTTCATTCTGGTATTGATTGTCCTAATCTTATTTTTAATGGAACTTTACGTCCTGAACAACAAGAACCTATTCAAGCATTTTTGAATTCACCTAATACTTCTGGTATTATATCTGTTGGATGTGGTGGTGGTAAAACTGCTATGGGACTTTATTTAGCAACTGTCTTTAAAAAGAAAACATTAGTTGTATGTCATAAAGAATTTTTAATCAATCAATGGAAAGAAAGAATTGAACAATTTGTACCTACTGCACGTGTTGGTCTTATTAAAGGAAAAACACTTGATTATAAAGATAAAGATATTGTTCTTGCAACTATTCAAAGTTTAGCAACAAAAGATTATGATAGTGCTATTTTTGCTGAATTTGGGAATACTGTATTTGATGAAGCACATCATTGTAGTGCTGAGGTTTTCTCGAAGGCTTTGCCAAAATTGACATCACAAGTTACTCTTGGTTTATCAGCAACATTAGATAGAAAAGATGGTTTAAGATGTGTATTCGAATGGTATTTAGGAAAACCTGTATTTCAAAATAAAAAACGTGATGATACTCAACTTATTGTTGAATTACTTAAAATTCCAAATAATGACCCTTGTCCAGAATATGGACAAGAAATTAAGATGTGGAATGGTAAACAGAATTTCGCTGCTATGATTAATGCATTATGTGCATTCGAAGATAGAACTGAATTACTTTTAAATGCATTAACTAAACTTCTTACTAAAGATACCGAACGATGTGTTCTTATTTTAAGTGAGAGACGACAACATTTAAAATATATTGAATCTGAATTAAAGAAGAAAGGATATTCTATCGGATATTATGTTGGTGGTATGAATGAAACTCAACTTAAATTATCTGAGTCTAAACAAATTATATTAGGAACATATTCCATGGCAAGTGAAGGTATGGATATTCCAGTTTTAAATACACTTGTATTAGCTTCTCCAATTGCATCTATCGAACAATCTATTGGTAGAATACAAAGACAAAAACAAAAAGATCGTAAATATATTCCTTATGTTATTGATGTTTGTGATAATTATAGTTTATTTTCAAATCAAGTTCGTAAAAGAATTGCTTTTTATAAGAAAAATAAATATGAAATTCTAAATGATAAAGACAATGACGATAATGAAGATGATGAAAAAAAACCGGCAAAACTACAATTTATAGACAGTGATGAAGATTAGAATCCAGCTGGTTGAACACCTGCATCATAACCTGCATCCAATCTCATCTTCTTTGAAGCTTTTATTGAAAATAATATTATTAATACAATTGATAATATACATACTATAATTGATAATCCAAGATACATTTTAAAGAATATATTTGTTAAAGCACCACGTATAATTGTAAATCCAATTACATTTGTTAACGAATATAAAAATATTAATGCACTCATTATTGCAATAAATAAAGTTTTTTCACGATTATAAGCCCAATATAATAATGTTGTTATTAAAGTTGCTACTATTATTGCTCCTACCATAATAAATACATTTTGAACAATTACTAATGAATCTTTGTCGTTTACAAATGGTTCTAATAACTTTTGCTTCGATACAATCGGAGTCCATAAAGAATATTCTCCCATTCTATTACTACATTACTAAAACAAAATCTTTGAATGATTTAGATTAATTATGCCATCTTCTAATAAAAAATATATTATCCCAATATTAATATTAATTATTGTTATTTTATTTATATTTATAATTTATAATTTTACTGGACCTAATAAACCAAAACAACGTGTTATAATTGTTGAAAAAGAAATTGAAGTTGAAGTTCCTGTATATAAAGAACAAGTTATATCTAAACAAGAACAACCTCATCCATTAATTTATCCTGTTGCAGACCCTAAATATCAAATGCGTCATGAATATCAACAAGTTGGTATGTTAACTTCTAAAGATATGGATGAAGGACAACCTATTATTTTACCTCTTTTTGGTCGTAAAATGACTTCTCGTGATAGATGGGAATATTATACTGCATCTGATAAATATAATATGTGGAAATTACCAGTTATATATGATAATCGTGATTGTCAAAATGAAGTCGGTTGTAATGAAATATATAATGGTGTCGAAGTAACTGTACCTGATTATGCAAATAAAGTATTTTCTGCCCGTATTTATAAGTATAACAATGAAAATCAAAGATAATGTTATAAAAAATAAAACTGTTAAAAAAAGAAGAGCTAAAAAGGGTGGTAAACCATTTACTCTTCTTCAAGAAAAAGATTTTAAAGAACTAGATGATTTGATGTTGAAAAATTTGGATTTAATTATTAAAAAATTTCAAAGTGAATTAGACGGATTTTTAGACAGTGAGGATTATAAAAATTTAACTACTGTATCATCAGTGAAACGATCCGAATTAATGAATAAACATAGAAATTTAACTACTTATTTAACAAATTTTAAAGATATTCATGCTAAATATAAAAACTTAGTAGACATAATAAATAGATATAAAACAGATGCTGATTTGTCAAAAATTAGTAAAGAAATAAAACCTATATTAGAAGAATTAAGTAAATCTATATCAAAATTTTCTAATATTAATCCATCTGATTTACAAGAATTAAATAAACATCTACAAGATTTTACTCAAATTGTAATTACTACAAGAGGCTTATTTGGACCAAAAAAATTTATTTCTATAAGTGATCCAATTAAAACAATAATCGATGATTTAGAAGCAGAATTACATAATTTAGATGAAAACATTAAACAACTTATTATAGAGAATGGTCCAAGTATTCCAGATGATATATATACTAAAAATAGAGAGTATGTAAAAACATTATATACTGGAATTAAAAAGGAATTATCTACTTTAATTGAAGAATATTATAAAACCAATAAAATTATAGTTAAATTAGAAGATGAAATTCAAAAATCTACTGATGCAGTAAAAAAAGCAGAAAAACAACGTGAATTAAACTATGAACAAAGTAGATTAAAAAAATATGAACAAATAAGATATAACCCAATAAAAATTAATATAAATGAAGTTAATACTAAAATAAAAGTTATTATGGATGAATTAGAAGAGTTAAATGCAACACATAATAGACCTACATTTATTGAAAAAGCCAAGCATAAGAAGCGTGAACTACCATATAAAGCTCATGAAGCAAAATATAATATGATTTCATCAATTAAAGGAGTGGTTAAATAAAATAATTATGAATTCTAATATTCTTTATTTTGAATGTCCTCATTGTCAAGAAAATATCATTATTTATGATAATGAAATAAATTGTGGTATATTCAGACATGCTATATATAAATCAAATTATCAACAAGTTGAACCACATTTACCAAAAGAACAATGTGATAATCTAATTAAATCAGACCTTGTTTATGGATGCGCTAAGCCATTTCGTATTCAAAACAACATAATTTCAATATGTGAGTATATCTAAAATCTAATATTTAATTTCCAAAATATAACATAAAATAATAAAGCTAATAATAATGCTCTTATTACTCTATCATATGGTGCTAATACTGATAATTTTTCTATTTTCTGATATATAAAATCAGTTTCTATTGGATAAAATACTAAATATGCTATTGCAGATGCTAAAAATGCTAATTGTAATTGGTCTTTATTAATTCCAATTGACTTTAATTTAGCTACAAATCCATTATCAATTTGAACTTGTTGTGGAGCAAATTTAGGTTGATAATGTTGATGTATTTGTGGTGGAGGAGGTGGTGGTATATACATTGGTTGTGGTGGAGGAGCAGTTTGAACCATATAATCCCGTTCCATTTCATTAATTACATCTGTTATCATTGGATCTTCTTCTACGGTTTTCATAGTTGATACTGGAGTTTCTGGTAAATTATTAATTGATGTACTCATTGGTGGAGTACCAGTTGTCATATTACTATATCTATAAGAATCAATAAAAAGAAAAATATATCTTAAGACGCAGTATCACATTTAATACTTTTTGGTTTATATTTATAACATTGGTTATTGAATTCGTATACTGTATTCTCTAATTCTTCCATTGGTGGAGGCTCAATTGTTATACAAGAATCTCCTTTACATACCTTTTGAAATAAAAATGCAATTGCTACACCAAAAACTGCAGATATCATCATTGAACCAATTGGAGTATAAAATAATCTATCGACTATTACATTTATTGCTTTTGATTTCCCTGCTAGTCGAAATAACATTCAATTCTATAATACACTTATGTTATAATTGGATGAGATTTTGCACTTCCATCAGATGGACAATTTACTTTTTCATATGCAAATTCGAAACAGTTATTTGCTTTATCTCTATATTTAATTTTTCCACAATTATCTGGTGTTGGATATTTCATTATTACTTTTATAGCAGGTTTACTAATGTAAATATACAATATACCAATAGATAATGCAATTAAAAAAACTGGGATATTAAACTTGAATTCATTCATTTCTCCTATAGTTTAGATATATTTTAGAGATGAATATATTGTATATATATTATCTTCTTCATATACTTCTCTTTTCATTTTTACTAATTGATTTAAAACAGAAGATTCTTTATTGACTTTCCATCTATCAATTAAATCTTTTTGATCCATTTTAAATAATTCAGCTTTCTGTTCATTATCTTTTCGAGGAATATAATGTTTAGTATTATATTCATCAGTAATTTGGTCTATAAATTGTTTATGTTCTTCTTCTTTTAATTTAAAATCATTATGTAACATTTCAATCTTTTCAATCGAAGTTTTTGCCGGATTTGCTTGATAATCAATTAATGCTATAGTCCATTTGTTTAAAGCTTTTCCAATATCTGCCATTACTTTAAGTTCCGTTTTTCTTTTTACTTGTAAAACCAGTTGTTCCACCAGAAGGTATGATTGGTTTAATTGAATTATTAATAGCAGTTCCTATAGGAATATCTTTCATTGTTGTACTTGCTGCTAAACCAGGCCAAGTATTTATATCATCAAACATTCCTTTATATTGTTGTGATACCATTTGTTTAGGATCATCTGAAAGTTGTTCATCATATAAACTACGTGGTATATATTTAATCTGAACTTCTGGTTTTGGACATTCTCCCTGTACTTGTTTATAATATCCCTGAACTACTAAAAACATTCCAATAAATAATAAAAATATCGATATTGCTTTCATATTAACTTATTATAATATTTTATCTCTATCCAGTTATATCTAGTTCAGCAACAACCTTACGTCTATCATTATCTTCTTTAATTTGATTCATCTTAGCTTCTTTACGTTTGTCAAATTCTGTGTCTTTAGCTTCAATATTCTCTTTATATTTCATCATTAATGTATTTAAACTAGTTTCTGCATATTGTTGGTCTTCTAAATCACCTGGATTTGGCGACCATGGACACCAACATCCAACTTGTGCTACATAAATATCAAATTTGTCACCCATTTTCTTTAATACTTCCGAACGTACTTGTGCTTCTTTAAGAGTATCAAATACTCCACGGACTTTAATACCACGAATAGTTGGTCTATAGTTTTGTTCTTTATGGAATTCTGTTTCTAAAGAATCACAGTTTGTTCCTTTATAAAACTTAAATTGCTCTTGAAGGTCCTCTGTTTTAAAGAAATGACCATGGTTCTCTTCAATTAAGTTAAACATTGAAGTATCATCTGGATATTTATCACGGAGAGTATTAATTAGATTTTTAACATCATTCGAAAATGAACTAATAAATTTATTAAAGAAATATACCTCTTTATCTACTAAAATATCTTCTGGAGAAACAAATGATAAACATACATAATTTTGTCCTCTAATTGGTTTATCTTCTTCTAAATAATCTGTTTGACTTACTGGAATTAATGGAGTAGTTGTCGCCATTTTTATTCAACTTAATTAATTTATTGAATTACCCCTTAAATAGTTTTTTCTTTTGTTATGATATAGAAGAATAGTATGTCGACCTCTTTCGATTTTCAAGAAATGATGACTCGCCTTGTTAAATATATTATTGAAGGTTTAGTAGTTGCTGTTGTTGCATCTATTCTTCCTTCTAAATCATTATCACCCTCTGAAATCATCCTTTTAGCCCTTGTTGCCGCATCTATTTTCAGCATCCTTGATTTACTTGCTCCTGCTATCTCAAGCGGAACTCGTTCAGGTGTTGGATTAGGTCTCGGATTCCAACTTGCAGGACTTACTGTCTAAATTTTACTTATTATATATTGATTCTAATGTATCAATATAAAAATATGGTTCTTCAGGAGACTCATATAACTTCGCTTCAAATTCCAAACCATTATTTTTATTAAATATTAATAAATTCAAATTGTATTTAGCCATTAATTCTATAAGAAAATAAGAATCCCATTTCAATACATAACTCTCTTCAATTTCATTTATATTATAAGCAACCATTTGCGCATGTTCTTTTCTCGTAAATGATATTACTGAACTCTTTACTCTACCGTCTTCTTTTGGAAGATTTATTGAATATATATAACTATCTTTTTTCTTATGAATCGTATAAATAAACCGTCCATTATATCCTATATTCTTTTTAACTAACGTAGCCATTTGATTATATATACAATTTGTTTTCTTATATTTGATTTTTGAAAATTTGTATTTTCATAAGCATTTTATGGTAATCTTAAATTTATTTAAAGATAAATTATCTTACTACTTCAATCAGAATGTCAAACAATGATAAAAATTTTTGTTGTGAATATTGTGACTATAAAAGTAATAGAAGATATAATTTAACTCAGCATGTCGTAATAAAACATATAGAAAATGAACAAGATATAATAGAAACTCCTAAAGTAATAGTTGAAGATAAAAAATTATGTTGTGAATATTGTGATTATATAACCTATACAGAGTCTAACTTAAAACAACATATTGTAATAAAACATATTGAAAATGAAAATATTAAGAAAAATAATGATATAGGATGGATTTACTGTATTAAATCAAGCGAAAATAATATTTACAAATGTGGTTATACAACAAAAAATGGTAAATTGAAATGTGAAAGTTATTTACGTTCACGATATGGTACAATTTTACCAAATCCAGAGATTATTCATTTAGTAAATGTATCAAATGCAAAAATAGCAGAAAAAGATTTATTTAACAAATTAAAAGATATTAAATATATACGTGAAATGTATAAAACAGAAGATGTTAGTATTATAATTAATGCAATGAATGAAATTAATAAAAAATATAATATAGATCAAGTAAAACAACATCCTATCATATTCAATAATGAAGAAGATACATATATTAAACCTAAAAATATAATTAAGAAACTTTTAAGAATTGCTCAAACAAAAAATATAAAAGATATTATAAAAACATATATTCGTGAAATATTTGCAATTAAAGAAAACCAAAATATTATAAAAATAAATTTGAATGATTCTTATTCTAAAGTATATATTGGCGATGGTAATTGGATTAATAAATTAGATACAGAAATATATCCTAAGTTAACAAATCTTTTTGCTATTAGTATTTTTCAATTATTATATAATAATAAAATTGAAAATAAAATAGCAATGGATTTTTTACTTTACATTGGTTATAATATGAATAATATTTCACATGAGACGAAAAAACAATTACTCTTATAAAAAATGATTTCTCTTTTTATATAAAATATAAAATGGTTAAACTAATTATTCCAGATTATTTTACTTATGAACTTACTCGGGTTCTAACAAAAATAACACATTTCTATTCAAATGATATTTGTAAAGCATATTACGTTGATATCGGTATTTATAGAATTGATGTACGTATATTCAAAGATAAAACAATGAATGAAATTGTACATTACAATACTGATACACATAATACAGACATATATGGTAACTATAGAAAAAATAAAGTATATGATAGTTATCATTTTATTGAAACTCTAACGGCTTAGATTCGCTGCATTATTTGCCATCTCATCCGCTTTCGCATTCCATACACTCATCCAATCAGTTTTACCTGTATGTGATAATACATGTTTATATATTATTTTTCTATTTATACTCATCTCATCTATTTGTTTTAATAAATCTTGATTTAATACTTGTTTACCATCTGATTTCTTCCATCCATTATTCTTCCATCCTCGTATCCATTTTGTCATTGAATCTATCAATAGTTTTGAATCCGTATATACATATATCGTTTTTATATGACGTGGGTCTTCTAATTTTGCTTTCTGCAATCCTAATAATAATCCTGTATATTCTGCTCTATTATTTGTTGAACCGAGTGGTAATGTATAACTTACATCTAAATGAGGATGTAACGGAAATACTGCAGCACAACCTGATTTTGCATTTCGACTACCATTTCCTTTCGATGAACCATCTGTAAATATTATAATTCCGTCTTCTGGCATCTTAAACACTAATGGTTTTACTACTATATTTGTTTCTATTCCCAATTGCTTTAATACATTCATTATAATAAAAACTGATATAAAAAACTTAGTCTTTATCTTAATTAAATGCCGAATGGGTTACAGAATATTGGCAATACTTGCGGTATCAATACACTTATTCAATGTATGTACAGTGTAAATAGAATTAAAACTATACTTTTAAATACTATATCTAATGATTCTACTCTATCGTTACAGTTTTTAGATGTTTTCTCAAAATTACAATCTGGACACTCTCTTACCCCTAATGGTATAATACAATGTATATATTCAAATTTTCAAGATATTATTATACCGATGCATCAACATGATATTGGTGAATTATGGATGCTTATATCAAATAAAATAGCAGATGAATTAGGTAGTAAAATTCCTAAACGGATTTTAGAGAATAGTGATCCATTAACTTCTACTATTCATAAAATGAATGAGAATAAAACAAGTGAATGGATTAAATCAATTCAAGGTACTACTATGAGTATTACCGAATGCAATTCCTGTAAAGAACAAGTTTATAATCCTGAAATATTCGTTACTTTCTCACTTGATATTGAAGAATCTATTATGAAAATGTTATCGAATTTCTTTATTATTGATTATCTACCAGAATGGCGTTGCGATAAATGCAAAATTAAAGGAGGTAAAAAACAATCTCAACTTCATAAATTACCCTCTGTTTTAGTTATTCAAATTAAACGATTCCATATGAATAATAATGGAATTATTAAAAAATTAAATGACCCTGTGAATATACCATTTGATTTATCTATTAAAACTAATACTGAAGATTGTAAATATATTCTTAAAAGTATCGGTAATCATTATGGCAATTACCAATTCGGACATTATACAGCTACTGTTTTAGAAAATAACACTTGGTATGTATGTGACGATATTTCAATATCTATTTTAAATAATATTGATTCATATTTAGTTAATAATACATCTGCTTATTTATTGTTTTATGAACTTATCTAATTGTATCTGCATTTTATTTATTACTTCTTTTTGTTCCTTTATTCCTTCTATTAATAATGCTATTATATTTGCATATGCTACTGATTTATTACCGTCGTTGTCAGTATGTACTACTTCTGGTAATACTTCTTCAATCTCTTGCGCTATTACACCTGCTTGTATTATATTTGTATCAATACGTTTAAATGTATATCCATTTATCTTATCTATTTTTTCTAATGCGTTTTCTATTTTCTTGATATCTGTCTTTACACGTCTATCAGACAATGCCATTATATCATTTGTTGCATATATATCACCTACTACATGTAATGCATATGTTGTCGTTGGACTAGTTGTACCAACAACTAATTTATTATTTCCACTTCCATTTGCATATACGATATTGTTAAAATAACCTGTGCCATTTACATTTAATGTATATGTTGGACTATATGACCCTGGTGCAGTTGCATCATTTATTGATATAGAATTTGTTGTAATTAATGCATTTGTATTATTGTATTGCCATGGATTATTTGTTGATGTTAATGATGTAACTAAACCTACGCTATTTACTTGTAATGTAGGTATAACATTTACTGAACCGATTGCTCCTGCTGGTAATCCTATTATTTGTGCTAATCCTGATGAACCTGTAATTCCACTTAATCCTCCACCATTTCCAATAAATTTACCACTAATTCTTATATCGCCATTTACATCAAAACATTTCGTTGATGCACCTGATATTGGATTTATTCCTGGACATGTACTTCCTATACCAACATTTCCTGATAATGGATCAATATTAATACAATCTATACCATTTACATTCCAATAAGCACCTCTCTTTGTTGTTACTGATACATTTGTACCATCATTTGTTACACCCGCATCTGAACCTATACCAATTGATGATTTGCAATTAGTATTTATTATTGTTGAATCAAAATACATTTCATTTGCATTATTTGTACTAGAATAATTGTATAATGTTAAAGTTTTTGAATTATTAAAATCCATTCTCGTTTGACCACCATATGAATAAAATTTATATGTACCTGGTTGTGTTGTTCCAAGACCAATATTTCCTGATGTTATAATATTTCCCATTGTTGTTGTATTCACTCCAGCATAATTACCTATTGCTACACTACCACCTATATCTAATGTATTCTTTGATGTAATTGATAATGTACTTCCTATACCTACATTACCACTTACAGCTAATCCATTTGTTGGTGCAGTATTAAAACCAGCATTTATACCTATTACTACTCCCCCCAAAACATCTAATGTATTCAAGTTATTTGTTAATCCAGCTCCTACACCTATATTTCCTGATACAATTAATGAATTTGGTGATACAAATGCACCAGCTTGATATGCACCTATATATGCATTACTATTTACATTTAATCCTGCTAAATAACCGATTGGTGTTCCTACTGATAATGCACCTTTTGCAGCAATATTACCACGTACGTCTAATGTACTTTGAGGATTTGTTGTACCAAGACCAACATTTCCAATTGTATTAATATTTATTCTATCTACATTATTAACACGCCAATATGAACCTCGTGCACCTACACCTGTATCTGTTGTACCAATTCCAATTGAACTCTTTAAACTAGAATTAATTGATGTTGAATCAAATATCAATTCATTAACTCCTGGTACATTTATTGTATCATATTGCAATCGTGATACACCTATTATATCAACTTTGTATGCTGGTTGCGCACTACCTACACCTAAATTACCTGATATACATATACCATTATTTCCATTTGGACTTAAATTTTGACCTGCATATGCACCTACACCTATTGAACCAGCTACATCTAACATATTTACTATTTGTGTTGTACCAATACCTACATTTCCTATAAATCTTCCACCACCATTTACATCTAATTTATATAGAGGATTTGTTGTACCTATACCTATATTTCCTGATAATATCATATTTCCAGTTGTTGTAGTATTTGTACCAGCATATGTCCCTATTGCTATACCTCCATTTATATCAAAAATATTTTTTGGTGTAGTTATACCTATACCTACATTACCATCTTGTTGTACAGTTATCCTAGCATTAGTTAATAATGGATTTGTATCACTTCCAATACTTGTAATTATTAATTTTTTATTAGTATTGAACACAGCACCAATACCAAAACTACTTGTAACTACACCAGCATTATTATCACGGAAACGTATAAATTGTATCGGATCACTTCCTGCAGTACTTTCTGACACATTCTCTAATAATATACCACTTTGAACACTTGTACTTTGACTACTTAAATGTAATTTTTGAAGTCCAATTCCTGTACCAATACCTATATTTCCACCATCACATATTCTTAATGAAGGCTGTGTTACACTTACATCTGTATCATAAAAATCAGCTATAATACCATTTCCATTTAATGTTTTTTGTCTTACTGTTAATGCTGGACCTATACCACTTTGATTATCAATAACTACATTACTAGATTCTTGAATATATGCTTTTACTATTCCCATAGAACCCAATACCATCAAATTACTAGTCATTAACATTCCATCAAAAAATCCATTTCCAGCTACATGTAAATTATATGATGGAGATGTTGTATTTATACCTATTTTTCCACCGATTATTATATTACCTACTCCTGCTGTAGCACCTGTATATCCTGTACCTATTCCTATACCACCATTTGTAACATCTAAATTATTGTTTATTCGCGTTGCTTTATTTATATCTAGACCATATACTGGAGTAGAAGAACCAATACCAATATTACCATCTGTATATTTTATATTAATACAATCTACACTATTTACATTCCAAAATGCACCACGACCTGTTGTACCGATTCCTACATTTGCTTTAAATGTAGAAGCGACTATACTAGAATCAAATAATATCTGATTTGCTGTATTTGTACTTGAAAATGCATTTAAAGTTAATATTGGACTTGCATCAGAAGTGATGCGTGTTCCAGATGTCTGATTTCGTATTTCTAATACATTGGTTATACTATTTGTACCAATTCCAACATTTCCTAAAACATATAAACTATTTGGTGGTACAAAATAACTTCCTGTTGTTACTCCAGCAGAACCAATTATAGCATTATTATTTACATTTAAATTATTATTTCCTTGATTTGTACCTATACCAACGTTTCCTGCAATAATTAAACCATCGGGTGAATTATCACTTAATGTTTTCTGACCTGCAAATGTTGTTCCTATACCAACTGTTCCATATACATCTAATTTATTTGCTGTACTTGATACATATGACCCTCCAATTGTTGTATTTGTTGAAATTACCACAACACCAATCGCTGTAGCGGATATTAAATTAGTTGTTGATGAACCAAATGCAGCATTTCCATATACATTTAATGTATTATTTCCACTTGTAATATTTGCTGTACCGATTCCAACTCCACCAGATACAATTATTCCATTTGTTATTGATGATGTATTTGTATTTGCATAAGTACCAATAGATATACCACCTACAACATTCAATGCACTTGGTGTTAAAGTTGTACCAATACCTATATTTCCAGATACTATTACTGAATTTAATGGTGCTGTTAAATTACTATAATTTCCGATTGCTACTCCTCCACCAACTGCTAACTTAGAATTTGGAAATATTGTACCAATTCCTAAATTTCCTGATATAATTACACTGTTTAAAGGTGGTACTATATTTGAATATGTACCTACTGATATATTACTAAATGATGCTAAACCATTTACTGTTAATGTATTTATTGCATTTGTTGTTGCAATACCAACATTTCCAGATACTATCAATCCATTTTGCGGTGCTACTATTCCATAAGATGTTGCATAACTACCAATTGATACATTACCTATAACACTAAATGTATTTGATGTTGTTGTTGTGCCAATACCTATACTGTTATTTGTATCAATAATTAAACCAGGTAAATTTGAACCATATTGTAAAATAAGACGTCCATTAATGTTTTGAATTACTGAATCTTTCTTTAAAGATACACTACTTGCTGTTCCAGGATTTAATACATTTACAATACTTAAACCATAATTATTTGATAAACTATATGTTACTTGTAATCCTGCATTGTTTAAATTATTTCCATCAACAATAATTGCATTTGATGCTGATTTATTAATAATATGTAAAGATGTCAATGGTATCGTTGTACCTATACCTATGTTATTATTCATAATTGTCATTACATTACAAGCATTTGATTGAGCCATTAAAGATGATAATGGTGTGTTTTTTAAAAGTTGATTAAAGTTCCAGTTCTGAAATTGATGTACGGGAGCTATATATCTTAATTGATTTGTACCAGAATCAACTAATATTGTTGAATAATTGGATGTCATCTTATCTACTATTATAATCTGAAGTAAAATATTCCATTTCTTCCAAGTCTTTATTTAATATATATATAGCTTTTTGAGCAGCTTCCATACCTGTTAATGCTTTTACTAAAATCTTAACATCTGGGTCTGATTCATATGTAAATTGTATTTCCCATATATTATCTTCTCTTGCATTTGATGTTATTTGATATGCTACCCAAGTATTATAATATCTTATATTATTTATTTCTCTTTCGATATATCTTGCTATATTATTAGATCCATCACATCTTACAATCGTTCCATTTTTCATATACCATATTTTTTTTCGTGAATTATCAATATTATATGTTTCTATATTATTTATACTATTTATTGACAAATTACTATTATTTATATAATTATTATAACAATACTTAAACATTGTTCTAAAACAGTACATTAGAAAAACAAATTTATCATAAATTAATTACAAGATACTTAAAATTTGTTTTATTTTATTCTATAAAACATAAGAACTGCTTAAATGCTTAAACAAAAACAAACAGAAGAATTACTTATCATTGGCTACAGTTATCTTAGTCGTATTCATAGTCTATCAACTGAACATAGAAACGCTCTATATACAAAAAGAAGTACTTCTGAGATTAATAAATATAAACAAGAACTTGAAAATGAAATCGATGCTCAGAAAAAACAAGTTATTCTTCTTATTTCTGAACTAATGAGTCGTCCATATAATATGGATATTAACAACTTTATGTACAAATGTTGTCAGAATTAAGTAAATATATTATATTTATTAGGATTGCTATATTTAATATCTAGTATATTTTGTATTTTAACACATTTATTACAACATCTATCACAATTACATATAAATCCATATTGATTTAATAAACGTTTTTGTCTTTTTTCTTTTGGTTCTGTTATATCACCATAATGACACATTAGTTCTTCTCCTTTTCTTATTTCTTTTACTGTTACAAAATACATTCGATTCTTATCTTGTATAAATGTTACATTTGGATTACATGAATGATTAAACATAGCTCCATGTATTAATAATAATGGATTCTCACTTCCAAATGCATTTCTTATATATTTTGTACAATATAAATTTAGTTTTTCTGGTTCTATATTCATAAAGAATTCTTGCATCTTTTCTGGTAACATATATATATCATCACATAGTTCATCTATTATATATTTATCGTATTTATCTGGTAATAAATTCATAAATTTTGAATATATTTTTGAATCTGGTTCAGATAATATTTTATATAATATCTGATACATTTCATAATATCTATTATCTCCAATTAAATCAACTTTAGCATTTTCTATAAGAATAATAGAATTAGAAGGAATATTTGTTGTTGCAATATATCCAAATCGTTTTGAGTTTTTGCTCAATTTTATAGATTTTGATATAAAATCTGTCATTATAGGTAATAAGATTTCTATATTTTTAAATCGAATTATCCGCAAAAAAGATTTAAGGATATAACTAGTTATATATAGGTATCTTAAAAAGATTAACAAAAATGTAGCTACAAAATTTTTGTAATTTTGATGTTTTCTTAAAAATATATTTTATACTTTAACATTCTAAAGAATATTTTCTTTTTTCTTAAAATTTATTTTCATTTTGTAGCTACACTCAAATCTATTTTCGGCTTTTCTTTCCTTTTACTTCTGGAAATACACATTTTCCAATTAAAAAAGGCATTTGATTTTCTATTACTTCTCTTTTTAATCCAAAATGGCAATAATCAATTGTTAATTCTTCTTCAGGTTCAATATCTCTGTTTGCTATATATACACTATATTCACATTCATCAATATCTTTAATATCTAAATTTGGTGTATCACTATGGTTTAAATAAAATCCTAAATCTATTGTATTTGGTCCAAGTGCAGGAATTGGATACATTGTTGATGGACTTAAATAGAAATCTGATAAATAACTGTTTAAAGGTGTATCAATTTCTTTTACTTTTTCACTTTCTACTCTTACTAAATGATAATTTATACATGGACCTGCAAGAGTCATAAAAGGTTGTTGTCCTTTCACTATTTTTCTAAAAGCAAATACACCAACACCATATTCACTTTTACCAAGACGTGCTACAACATCTCTTTCTAAATGACGCATCATTAATTCTTTTAATATTTCATTTAATTTATCAGTACGAAATATACTTTCATTTGCTTTTGATGTTCGCGATTTTCTTTTTAAGAATTTTACTTTTTCTATTTCTTGCGATATTTCTCCTAAATGTTTAATTATTATATCATAATTCGGAGGATAATGTAATATTTGTCTTATTACTTCTGGAAAAGTATGAGGTATTGCAAATGTTAGTCGTTTTGACATTTCTTATAATAAAAATTGATATAAATTTTATTCTTTCTATATAAATTATGTTAGAACTACCTACTGATAATTTAACAATTGGATGTGATGAAGTTGCCCGAGGGGTAGGTTACGGTGATGTAGTTGCTGCTGCAGTTATTTTAGATAGTACTAAATATTATCCTGAATATGAACTCATTAAGGATTCCAAAAAATTATCTGCAAAAAAAAGACAAGAATTGTATGATTTTATTATAAAAAATGCTATTGCAACTGGAATAGGTTCTGTATCTTCTTCTGTAATAGATGAAATAAATATCCTTCAAGCAACTTATAAAGCTATGCATATTGCAATCGATAATATTAATCAACCTTATAATAATATTGTCGTAGATGGTAATCGTTTCTTACCTTATAAAAATATACCATATAAATGTATCATTCAAGGTGATAATAAACATTTATCAATTGCTGCTGCATCTATAATTGCAAAAGTTCATCGTGATAATGCTATCACAAAAGAAGTAGAAGAAAATCCAGATTTAATGAAATATGGTTTTAAAACAAATAAAGGATATTTAAGTGCACAACATATAAAAGCTATAAAAGAATTTGGAACATTACCAAAACACAGATTGACATTTCTTAAAAATATTCTTAACTAATAAAATTACTTAATCTTCTAAGATCATCGTCAGTCACTCTATAATTTAATTGTGGTTTAACTCTACCATGATGATGCGGAAAAATATTACCACCTTGTTGAATAATCGGTTGTTTATATATAATTCCATCAGATGGTAAATTTGTATATAAACTTCTATAACTTTCAATAAAAGATGCACCCATTGAATATAAATTACCTACATTTTTTGTTTGAGTATATATTTTAGAAGTATTTTCAAATTTTATATATACACCAGTATCAGTTAATAAAGATGGTGTTTCTATACCATTTTTAATAACTTTATAATCGGGTATTTCTCCATTTATACCTATAAAATTACTAATATTAACAATTAAATCATCTCCATCATTTTCTTCAATACTTCCATAACCAATAAACCATATAAAATGTTCATTTTCTGTTTCATTTTTAAATGTATTAAAACTTAATTTAGAATCTTCAATATTTAATAAAGAATACCATTTTGTATTTGAAGCCATTGTAAAAGTTAATCCTTTTGTAAATGCAACAAGAGTTCCTAAATTAAATAAATTAAAAGAATCTCCTTTTTCTAATTTAACTTGTTTAATTTCACCAATTATTGATGGTGAGAATTTAATATTTGCATCATCTTCTAATCCATAGAATATTTCCAATATAACATTCATATTTGTAGTTGCTGCAGCTCCCCCTTTTTGTTTTTTACCTCCTACAGTTGCTACAGCATTTTTTGGTACAGGAACAACTGTAGTTGCATTATCATCATTTGAATTATATTTATTATTATCAATTGAACTAACTATTGGTGTAGGAGTATTATCAATTTGACTAACTATTGGTGTAGGAGTATTATCAATTTGACTAACTATTGGTGTAGGAGTATTATCAATTTGACTAACTACTGGAGAAGGAGTTAATGGAGGGATAATATTTGTATCATTTTTAAATACAGTATCTAATGGTAATATTTTTACTTTTGAATTCTTACTCATTAAATATCCAGAATTTGCAATAATAGCTTGACCTTTTTTAAATGTAAAATTTAAAATATCTTTGTCAATCTTTACACTGTCATTTACAATAAATCCCCAATCAGTATCATCTAATTCAAATTTAGATGCAATTAACGGTTTTGCTGTTGTATTTCCCATTTAACATATCATATTATTTTTTTATCGCAATATTCAACTCTTTAATTGCTTCTACTAATAATCCTATCATATTACCATATGCAATTCCTAAATATTCACCATTCATTGACACTACTTCAGGTAATACTTTTTCAACTTCTTGTGCAATTAAACCAGTACTTCTTTTACCTGTATCTTTCTTTGTAAATGTATATCCAGATAATTGTTGTACTTTTTCTAATGCATTTTCTATTTTTTCAATATTATCTTTTAATCTTCTATCTGAATCTACAATTTGATTTCCGTGTGCAATAGCATCTCCATATACTTCTAAATTCATATTAATATATACATTACTATTGAAATATGAATATCCATCATAATATTGACCTCCAACTACATGTAAAGGTACATCCGGTGTTGTAGTATTTATACCTAAATAACCAGTATTATTTATATTAATACTTGAACCAGTTGCATTAATAAATGTAGCTACATTTCCTAAAGGATTTGTTTGTTTAATCTTAGAAATATATGATGTATTACTTCCATTAATTACAAGTGGACTTTCTGGTATTGTACTTCCTATACCAACATTACCGTTCTTTAATATACCTATTGTTTGTATATCATCTGAATATAATTGAACTAAATCACCAGTCCCATCTTGTGCAATTATACATCCTACTTGATTACTATGATTTACAATATGTAAAGCAGCTTGTGTTGTTCCAGTACCAATTCCTAATGTATCATTGCTTAAGAAAAGTGGTGTAAAATTTACAATAGAACCATCTGTATTATTGGTACTTGTAAATTCAATATTATTATATTGAGATATTCCTATTGTTATTCTTGATGGAGTTGTATCATCTCCTAATTGAACAGCATTTGCAATTAAATCTGTTAAACCATTACTATTTGAAAATACAATTGCACCATTTGAACTATTTTGTGATATTTTACTTCCATTTAAATCAATTGTTGAACCTGATAAATAAATATCACGCCATCTATTTGTTGATGAACCAATATCATAACTAATACTATTATATGGCAGTATATTACCAGTTACTGTAATATCTCCATTAACAGTTAGAGCACTAACTATATTGCTAGTACATATACCTATATTACCATTATTATCAATTACAGTATATCCTTGTGGAGATAC